GGAAGTACGTGATTCATTTTAAACCCCAACCAGAATATCCTCGTTCTTCCACCTTAGTTACAATCAATTTCATATCCACACATATCGACACTGCTTCTCGACAAGCTTCTTCCAATGAATCAGCAACCACATTCATCTCCATTGGTCTGACCGTTCCCTCATTGATTTCCAATAAAGTCTTTTTCCTAAATTCATCTGTTATAGGATAATAATTAATTTCACCATTGGAAATTTCCATCCGTTGTGCATTTTCATCAAGTTCCGTTCGCTTATAATAAACCATCAAATTGAATTCATTAGGCAACGCTTCTCTAAAATCAAGAAATCGATTACCACTATCATCAGTCTTTATCGGCAAGCCACTGCCTTGGCAATTATAACAAGGCTTATCCCCAATTTTTAAATCGCCGCCACAAATGTTACACGTTTCCATTTGTCACCCGTTGAAATATCGGTGCTGCCAGCGTTTGACGAATATCTGCCTGACGTAAAATAGTTGAATGCACTATATGTTCAAACACATCGTATTTCATATGTTTACCAGCCACGCCCCACAACGGAATATTATTGGTATAAACCTTAATCAATTTGACATTCATCACATTGTCCACAAAATGTTAGCCAATTCACGACATTTATTCAATAGGAATTCTGTTTCTTTGACATGATGCTCTTGCAAAATCATAAGACGTTCTTGAAAACTTTTAGAATCATCATCGATATGTCTTTTCACTTTAATCCAAGAGAAATCATTGGGATCAGCAATTCTTGATAAATCATTCATAATTCACCTTATGCGAAAAACCCATTGTATCGCAATTTGATCGCACGACAAACAGCAATTCCTACATTATTTATATCAACATATTTCGAATTAACATCAGAATCAATTCCTCTTGCAAAGAGTCTTGCTATCTGACGCCCTGGCTCGCTCTGAGGGTCTTCACCAAATTGACTAACAAATAAATCTCTATATTGAGCCGTAGTAGCCAACTTCGTAGAACCATTGTAATAATCATCTGCATTCAATATTCTTTTTTCAATATCTTTATACGGAATACCTTTAATGGTTTTCCCCAATGGTGTGGGCTCAGGCAACAATAAACTTTTCAATTTTCGGACCATCACAGGATCGTTCAGCATAGAATGCTTTTTAGTGGCATCTAATGGTTCTTTTCGCATAAGTGCTTCCATATCAACTCGTTTGCGAAAAGTTCTTGGGCTTTCATTCGGCTGTTTAACGCTCCGTCCCGACCAAATTGGTGGATAATTCGCAACCGGAGTGCTATAATTCGCAATCGGCTTGCTATCCCTAGTCTTCCAGTGACCAGGATCATCAATTATATGATAACCATATGGCAACTTATGTGCTGTTATCATCGATTCTAGCCATTCTATAAATGTTTTCATGCTCTATTTAGCAATTTACATTTTAAAAATAACATGCCAATTTAAGTAGCCCAAGGGGGAGTCGAACCCAAACCATCTGAGAGTTAGAACCTCCCCGTTCTGATCCATTAAACTATTGAGCCAAATCAACCATGCAAAAACAAAGCAACAAGACCACCTATAAAAAAGGCCGCAATGCCCAATAAAATAGATAGCAATCCTGCAACCCAACCACCAATCGCCAATATTGATATAAGCAAGCCAATTACACCAATAACTAAAAACAATGGAAATGCATACATTATCATTTTCTACTTTCTAAAAAATTGCCGGACGAGTTAATCGAAGAGATGTTTCTTTTTGGATAAAAATGTAATCCCCTCTGGCATTCCAGCAAATTTGTTTTATTCACTATGAACCGTAAACACAGGTTCCTTCGCAATCGACTTTCTCTCATTAGCTGTAAAAGCTTTAATGCAATCTGCAATCCGATCCAATTCATCTACACTTAAACCAATCACAGTATAAGATGTCAAATCATTAATCGAACCAATCGACATGTAAATACCATTTGATTCCCACCTGTGAAGATCAAATCTTATTTTTTCAACAGACGCATCCGAATCATCTACCAAATCTAATACCATATTAGCCATTTATATTTTCATCCTTATCGGTCTATTAATTTGTTGAATATAAATATCAACCAAAACCCAAAGTTTATTAAAAACTACAAGCTCAGCATCACATCCTATCGCAGGATTAAAACGACCACCAATATTAAAATCTATATAATTAAGCTTCATTTTTGAATCTTATTCCATACAGGCACTTTGCATCTGTCAACAATCATAACATCCCGAGTTCCGACCATAATTCTCATGTCTACGTCCTTAGCTGCTATACGCAATTTACAATGCGCAAGGCTAATTGTAGTCCTTATGGATTCTATAGATTTAATAAAATTAAGATTCATTTGTTTTTCTTTGAATCTTATTCCATACAGGCAATTGACACCTATCAGTAATAACCACATCCCAAGTTTTAACCATAACTCTCATTTCTATTCTCTGAGATACCGGCAATCTAAAATGTGGATTTCTAAAACGAATGCGATTGAGATTCATTTTAATCCATTTCTTGTCTGAAACTTTAAATTACCAGTAACGGTATGAGTCGCTAGTTCAACCCTATTCCTAAGCAAACGTTCCACATCTAAACTTATAGGATTAGGAAGAGCATAACGTGTGCATGAATAATAACATTTAGATTTAAGGCTTTCAACACAACGATAATAGACAAAATTAAGTTTCATTGTTCGATGACATCCAAAATTGTCAATCTAATCTGCCACCCGATATTATCATAAACCATCAGTCGCACATTGTTATCAATCTTACGCTCCACATTAAAGCTGGCCTCGCCAGTATAGCCGCCAATTCCCTTGAATAGCTCCACGCAAACAGCAAGATTCATACTTCACCCAAATGAAAGACGTGCAGAAGCTTCATTATCAAAAAGTCGGCAACCCCAAAAAGTCAAACTTTTAGCATCATACAGATTGTTGTCCTTATAGTAAAGGTCACATGCTGCTTGAAATGATTCTGCCTCGATTGTAGCCACTAAGGATGCATTCGCAGGATCGCCTTCCATGCCAGTTATCAAAAATCCCTCAGACCAAATTTCGTATTTCATAATCAAAAACATAATTTATATTTCAGATTAAATCAATAGAAATTTTTAAAGCGGCATGCAGGAGTTGAACCTGCACTCGCAACCCGCAAGGTATGCCGTGCTGCCATTACACCAACGCCGCAAAATCAATCTAAAAAAGTAAAATTTCGATTGGGATACGCAATTAAAGCTTTTTTATAAGAATTAAATGAAAATAATTGGCCTTTAATGATAATTTTTTTCATAGAAATTCTAGGTGCCGTGGTAGAAACTAGCGATCTAACAACGGGAAGAGCCAATTGATTTTTCAATATTAAATCAAAAGGCAGCGAAATTGCAACAGTCTTATTATACTCTCCTAATTTTGGAAATAACCTCATGAAGCAGGCCCTTGGGTTTGAATACTGTTTGTCTCGCTAACAAGTTGACTAGTCAAAACAGTAGAGCCATCATCGGCATATGTTTTTAGACTGGTCGTGTCCATTGTTGTCTTTTTGAAAAATCTTCTCCATAATTGAACAACCATTTCCCCAAATGTAGTTGCGGCTCCTGTCGGAGCAGAAATGCTAATCTTATCCAATCCCGCTGCTGCAAGAATGACATCTCCATTAATAGGCTTGCCACTGCCACCGGGAATGCATTTTAATGCGTCGGTAGAACTAGATTCTAAGGTTAAGGCAACACCAGTTGAATCGACATAAATCCCCGATCCATCATCGCCCAAAGCGTAAATTGAAATAGCTCTTTGATTTTGTAACGGGCTTGTACTGGCTTCTATGCTAATTCCACCTTCAATCTTAATAGACCCATCGTCGCCACCAACAATGTGAATCGGCGTATACCCAGTAGTACCGCCCCCACCAGCATAAAAGGCAGTTCCACTTGATGCTTCAAGATTTAAAGCAACTCCAGCAAAATCACTATTTTGAATGTCCAAAGACTTCAATTTTAAAACAGCTTCATTATCGCTTGTAAGACTGCCATTGATTTTCAACATATCAGCAGGAAGTCCAGCAGTAACTTGCTCAACGAAATAGGTTTTATCACAGCCAGTGGCAGTTATATCAACAGCCAAATCACCTAAAGTATCAAGATTGCCAGAACTAAGGGTAATTTTATACCAACCAGAGGCGATTTCCGACACCGCACCCCCAGCAGAACCAAAAACACCACCATTTTTTGAGATATTAACAGTGAATGCCCCAGACGAAACGCCGGTTTTGCCACTGCGGTGGTCGTTTGAATCCACCATATAAAAACTTTTTATGTAAGATACACTTTGTTGCAAAATAGTCATATGCTATTTAGCTATAATGAACAATTATTTACAAAAGTTCCCCAGTTAGGGCTCGGACCTAAACTAAATTGTTCAGAGCAATTCGTGCTACCAATTACACTACCGGGGAATCTATCCTAAAATTTACAGCGACAAGTCAATCTTATGCTGTAATTCTTGTGCCAAATGATCTCTTGTTTCAGGATTCCATAAATTAGCTTTTATTAATTCTTTTACTTTTTGATTAGAAAAATCAACAAGTTGTCTCCAAAGATCAGGATTTGTTTTGTATACAGTCCAAATAATATCGTTTAGTTTTTTATCGACGCTTGGCATTCTGCCAGATAGTTCTTTGAATTTATTTCTATCCTTTTCTCTCACATACTCAGCATCAGCTTCAGTTGGAGACGTGCCAGCGGTTCTTAAAGGCATAGCGGCGTATTGGTCTGGAACTTTCTTAGACCAATAAGGCTGTCCTACTGGGTTATAATCTTTGCGTGCTTCACGAATTTCTAGCCATTCTGTGTATGTCAACATATTATGATCTCCTTTAAACAATATATATCCACTTTATTGCATAAATACTGCATGCCAGTTGAAGTAGTCATATCAAGATTCGATGAAAATGTTTCATATATTAGCGAAATCAACCAACAAATCTTTTTGTATGATAAATCCGGCAGTGTGGCGAATGCGAAATATATCCCCTGCATAGGCAGAGAAGATTTCACATATCTATATCACATCTTAAATTCAGAAGATAATGATAACACACACATTTGCTTTCTTCAGGGCAATCCTTTCGATCATTGCCCAGATATTCTATCTATTCTCAACTCGCCAATTGATTCTGATTTGATTTGGCTGAACGATTATTTCGGAAACAAACTAATAAGAACCGGATTACATGGTGACGCTCATCATTTACATGTAGGTCAAATAACTGAGATGTTATTTGAAAAATACACCAGAAGAATGGGACTTCAATCCAGGTGCCCAGTTCATTATATCCAAACAAATCATACGTTCCAGAAACAGAAAGTTTTGGGAACGCTGTCTAGACATAAGCACTTCTGTTGAAGAAGCCGCCTGGAAATTTGAGAGAACATGGCCACTCATTTTCAACTCAAACATCAAATCAAAAAGTCATTTGTGACTCCCTTACACTACCGGGGAATAAGCTCTCCAGCTTCGATTTGAACGAAGACTAATTGATTCAACTTGTTGGCCGTCTAGCCAAAAGTCAATTGTGCTACCATTACACTACCGGAGAATAAGTTCCAGGGGAACGAATTGAACGTTCGCATTTCTGTTTCAAAAACAGATGGGATTACCAACAACCCCAGCCCTGGAATAAATTCCAGTTTGACCGACTGGAGAAAAGAATATTCGAGATGCGTCCACCATTTAGGAATAGCTTTTTCCTATGAATATTCACGGTTGGTTGTAAAGAACCAAGCTCCCCAGGGAGGGTACGATCCTCCATACCGTTCTAGACGGGGTACACGATATTAACAGTATCGTCGCTTACCAATTAGCGTACCGGGGAATAAAAAAGAGGAAGATGGGGATCGAACCCATGACCGACAAGTTAATGTAGTCCTAACTACATTCCAATGAAGGACGAGTAACGTCAAGACGTTTGTTTGTTGCTCTACCAACTGAGCTACTTCCTCAAATTCGTCCGGTTTTTGAATGGAACCGAAGACACTAAACCATAGAGCCACTACTAGGAGTCGAACCCAGACCTTCAAGGTACAAGCTTGATATACTGCCATTATAAGACAGTGGCTTAAATTACCAATTCTTCATTACAATCACAACAAAAGTCATCCAAAATAAAATTGAAGTGGAGAACGCAGTCCAAAGTAAGTATGCTTTCAATGTTGGTCTGTTTTCAAAACATCTAAACGGGACAAACAACATCAGTAAAATTACAAATGGAAAAGCTGCTCCAAATAAAATGGCAAGAGATCTATCCAACATTTCATAAAAAGTGTAACTTATATGTGGATTGATGTCATCATATTCTTGGGGAGCCCGATATGGATTTTCATTGTCCATGTTGAATCCTAACAATTTTAAATGGTTTCTTTTCTACAATCAAACCCCAGGGAATCTTAAACCGACCTCTGCTGCCGTTGGGTCCATCTATCTGATATAGCATATATCTAACATTCAGCATATATCTAACATTCACCATATCACAAATTATAATTCTTCTTCTATTCGAAAGCAGAAATTCTGATTCCCAATTTACATCTGGTGGGTGCCATTGATTGTCAGCAAAAACACTTATAAATCCAAGCAAATGAAACGTAAACATTGGGCTCAGAAGAACACACAATAACGTTGTTGCTACAAACCAACTTTTCAAACTTCTCATTTATTTCTCCAGAGCGATATGTGAGATTTGAACTCAACTCCTCTTGCTCGGCAAGCAAACGTGCGGCCACTACACCAATATCGCATATAGTTTTTAATTTTCTGAAACGCAGAACTATAACTGCGCAGTAGCCACAGTAGGATTCGAACCTACAACCTTCAGTTTCGTAAAAGTTAAAACTTCACTGTCATCTTGCATTTTAATTTCATATTTCTCTATCACTCCTGCTTGTACTAAAGTGTTTAAAATTGGTTCGTCCATCATATTTCTCCTAAGTAGGGCCGGTAGGAATTGAACCCACGTTGCGGTTTCCCGCTCGGATTAAAAGTCCGATGCATATAACCATTCTGCCACGACCCCTCAGTGTCCCCGGTGGGAGTCGGACCCACAACGTTCGCATTAAAAGTGCGATACTCTGCCAATTGAGTTACGGAGACATATATTCATGCTCTCCGTAAAAGGTTACGGAGAGCTAAATTTTTAGACGTTTTAATCGATCACACATAACATTTCCTTTCCAACTACTTTTTTACCAGCATGCAACTTTCTATGACAATTAGCACACAAAACTACACACTTACAAATTTCCTTTTTAATCTTTTCCCATGTGCGACAATATACTCCACTTGCTACAGTGAAGTCTTTATCATCTAAATGGTGAAAATCTAAACACACCACATCACTTTCAAAACAAAGTTGGCAACCATATGCGCTCTTTATTTTATTGACCTTTTCTTTATATTCCTTAATTTGATTTTTAGTTCTTATTTTTACATTTTTTCGATGTTGCTCATTATTTGTTTTGTAATAGGTTCTTGATCTCACCCGATTACATTCTCTACAAATATTTTGCAAACCATCTTTGGACGTATTCTTTTTATTATACTCCGTTAATTCTTTTACTTCCTTGCATATAGTGCATGTTTTATTCATACACTATATAAGTAACTTTTAATTATTTTCAACAATTAAAAGTTATTTTTCCTTTATTCAATTTCATTGGTATCGACGATGTGATACCAATCATAGTCATACTCTGATTCATTAATTTTGTAGCCACGCACGACGGGCTTCAATTGTTTTGTATAAGCTTTTTCACCAGCTTTTGTATCTGGGAATTTTTCACGTTCCAAGATTGGATAAAATTTTTCTTCTATTTTCATTTCTTCTTTGGTGTTGAAGCTTCCTTGAAAGTCATTCCAGCCACCATCTGGGTAATAACTACTACCAGCGAATAATAAAAACCTTTTCATTTTTTTTCCTTAAGCAGGCTAGCCAGGATTCGAACCCGGTGGGCTAATTAAAGCCACGGTTTTGGAGACCGTTTCCTCTCCCAGGAGGACTAGCCTATGTTGCATGAATTTAAGAGAATCGAACTCTAAGACGCTGTTTTCAAGCCGTTGTCCCACCAACTGTTTTTCATGCATTTATTCTTTTACTTCTTTTTCTTCGATGGTGATTGTTTCTGATCCATTTCGCCAAGCTTTAATTATATTTTCCGACATGGCAAATCCATTATGAGTTTTGCCAATTATTTCCCATCTGTTTCCTTTAGTTTTTTCTTTTGCAGCTTTTTCTGCGGCTTTCAAAGTTTTATAAACATCAGTAGTCATTGGGCCTTCGAAATCCAATCCCCAAATCAGCAAATAGACGTTCATTCTTTATTTCCTGTTAATTCGTTAATGACCCAATCTTTCTTTTGGTGTCGAGTTTCGAACCATTTAAGCATGGCTTTCCATCGACTTTCATTTACTTTGAATGGGATTTTGGTTCCGTTGTTCTGCATGTATTCGAAAAATTCGGCTACATTTAGACTACCTGGGTAATATGTTTTCCAGCCTTTGCCAGTTCCGTACCACATTACTGTCGGTCCTTCCCATCAAGGTCATCCCATTCAGTGACATTGATGTTGTCGTAATCTTCTTTCTTTAGGGCGTTATTGCAGGCTCTTCGGTTGTCACGAACTTTCTTTTTTTTGATTGTTCGTCTTTCGTGTCGAGCCCACTGATCCATTTCTTGGTTTTGCCAAGCTTTTTTCCAGCTATTCATGTTAAAAATTCCAATAAAAAAACCCCTTTTCAAGTTTGCACCTGAAAAGGGGTTTAAGTTTACGCACTTATTCCCGATCCAGGTTTCCCTGAACCGAGATATTCTCTATCGGCTCAGAGTACGATATTTTTACGTCCTTGCTTGTTAATCAAGCAAGTACGTGTAGTGGTATGCCAATTTTGTTGGCCTTTCCCACTACCATTCGTTCTCTGAGTCATTGTGAACATTTTAATCATCTTTCAAAAAATACGACGGAACAGCCCGTCAAATCACTTCTTTAGTATACGCTCTTTTTTGACTTTGTAAAGCACATCGTCAAAAAAATTGGTTGGCCCCAAATTTTATATGGGTTTCTAACAATTGTTTGGCTTATCAGACAAAAGTCTGATCGGACCAACCAAGGTGGAGGAGGATGGATTTGAACCATCGATTTCCAGCTTATTCATGGAGCGGTTTTGCTCATGAGACTGGCGAGATAACCGGGCTTCTCTACTCCTCTACATGTTTCTCTTTTCATTATACGCCTTTTTTGGCATTTGTAAAGAGACCTTCAAAAAATTTTTCTTCATCTTATCTAGATCTGCCGTTTCAAAATTTTTAAAAAATGCAGGTGAAGATTTTACCTTTTCTGGCTACGGGCTCAAAAGCAAGTGAAACATTGCGAATGATTTCTCTTTTTTCTTTTGCGGTATAAAACCCCAAATCCATCTCTGGTTTTGGAATTTTAAAATCAAAAGAATATAAATCTGTATTGAGCTTGCCAGTTTTAACAGGTTGGGACTCTTTTTCTTTTTTATCTGCGAGCGCCCTGAGTTCTGCTGGCGACATTAATTCTGCGTAATTCATTTAGCACCCAAAATCATAATTTTCGATTTTCATTTCGGTTTTGGTCACAGTGATTTTTGTATCGGTGCCGAACATGCTCCGATAATCATCTTCGTTCAAAAGATCTAATTCTTCAGAAATAGCTTCGGCGGCATCTGCTGCCCAGGCATCATCTAATTCTTGGTCATCATTGATCCAGATGGAATCTGAATCTGTACTTACGTCAAAGTCATAACCTTCATCATTATAGACTTCGCCTTGAGCCCAGGAAAAATTTTCCAGCAATGGATATTTGTCAAAAATAGGCTTAAACAGATCAGCCACTAAAGATTTTACATTTTTATACAAGGACTTATTGAGTTGATTACGTTCAAGCAGTTGTTCTTTTAGCGTTTTCATTCATGGTCCCTATATTGCGTGGTTTCAATTTTATTTGGATAAACGGTTATTTCAACATGATCCCCGAACATTGATCTCAACATTTCTTCTTCAAAATTAGCCCACACTGCCTTTGCTGCATTAAATGCGGCTTTTAATGCTTTCATATCTCCTTGGAGCAACTCAATTTCCAATTCACCAATTTCATTTTTAATTTCATTAGCTTTTAAATAGTCTTCATTAACCACTGCTTCGGCTTTTTCTCTTTTTAGTTTAGCAATATTTGTTTGAATTTTATCTGGATCGTAATTATCATCCCAATCCAAACTATCTTCATCCATACCATTGATGGAAAAGCTCCAATCATTGACCCTGAATACACATTCGTTGCCATCACAAAAATAAGGCGTGGCTTGTTTCCAACCAAAATATTTAAGAACGAGATGTTCTTTGAACGCTGGTGCGAATAATTCTTGAAAAAAAGCTAAATGTTTAGCCTTTAAATCATCTTGAAACTGTTTTATTTTTTCTTTGACTGGATTAGTCATGATTGTATCTGCTCACTTCAATATTGTCTTTAGTCACGATGATTTTAGCATGATCACCGAACAGTGATTCGAACACATCTCCATCAAAGGCCGAGAGAACAGCAGAAACTTTTTTACAAAGGGCATAATGTTTGTCATCTGCCTCTACATCTTCTCCTCTATCCTCTCTATCGTAGGTGTTCTCGCCATTCACATAAATTTCATCTGCCTCACGATGTGTGCCAAAATAACAAGCATCTCCATCATTAAAGTAAGGCGTATATTGGGTCCAACCAAACGATTCTAGCTCTGGAATCTCTTGGAACAGCAGGGCAGAAGCTTCTTTGAAAATTTCTTTGCCTTTTTCATTGGCTTCTTTTTTCATATTGTCCAAATGCTCTTTTAGCTCTTTGGCTTTGGTCATTGTGAATTCTAAAGAATTAGTCATTATCTATTTTTTCTTCTGTTAGAGAAATAACACGTACAACTTTACGTGCTTCAATTTTTTGATGGCTAGAAGGGACGCCCTTGCCATTATTCATCCAAGGTTTGAATTCCATTTCTTGAATATAATCTTGAGCGGTTGGTATAAAACCGCCAAAATCTTCAAGAATATGTTGCTCGCCTAGATCTCTGACGGAGACTTCTTTACCATCACTATTGGTGATTACTACGCCAAAGGATCGTTCTAGCGGACCATTGGGCGATATAAACCAACTATTATGGGTAAGGACTCTGTGGCGATTATCGGGAAAGGCACCTTTGCTGGAATCCATAAAGTTATGAATTTCCAGATAATCTTCTGGTTTGCCGCCATACTTTCTGGCTGAGCTTTTTGCATGAATCCAAGGCTTCGACATTATACCTCCTTGTTACAAATAATCTACTTTTTCCCAATTTGGATTTAAGTATCGATTCATTAGTATGTTTTCTCCTCTTCTTTTTTCTCGGTAGCTGGCTGGGCATCAATTTTTGCAGCGGTGTCTTTATTGACATCTTTCATAAAATTGAATTGAGCGATGGCAGCATGATATCCGGTGGCATAATTATTGCTGCTATCGTATACCAATTTGGCATCTTCAAAGCCATCGGAATAGCTACCATTGTTGCGTTTTAGCAGAGCAAATTTATAGCCATCTTCGTAGCTAGGATTGGTCGCCAGTTTGAATTCATATTCTCGACATTCGTCCCGCATTAGTTCAATTTGTCTGTTTTGCAGACTGTTGAGCATGGTGAGACGGGCATTTTCCCAATCTGACTTTGCGAAAAGAAATCCAAGGATGATGGTGCTGGCAACGAAGATCCATGTTGTCTTCATGTCGTCCTCTAGGTTTTAAGGTCAAAAGAAACATCGTTCAATGCTTTATCAATCTTCTTATTGAGCAACTTGAGTTTCAATTCCAGACCAGGAATATCATCGTCTTCCAATTTAGTCAATGCGGCTTCATTAGTAACCAATTCTTGTACCCATGAAGCAGTGACTTTGTTTTTGTCTTCCGAAACAGCGGCTAAATTAGCTCGCAAGCGATCTTGCTTCTTAGTCAAATTATCAGCTTGTTTTTTCCGATTTTTAACATCTTGTTCCAAATCTTTGTATTGCTCAATGAGCGTCAAAGCTGGACCAAGGTTTTCTAGATTGGCAAGGTAACCTTTATATTGATTGCAGAACCAACCATCGCAACTTCTTGTCACAGAATCAACTTTAGTTTCGACGACGATGACCTGTGTAACAGATTGGGGAGCCAATTGCAAGTCATATCGAACAATTGAGCCTTCTCGTTTGCCTTCTATTTCACGATCATCAATTTTACAAATGATTGATTTAGAATCATAAAGATTGTCGTAATCCAAATACAATTCAAAAGTCTCTTTTTTCAAATTTTGAATTTTATATGTGGTCTCGATCTTCTGAATATCTTCGATGGTAACTTGACCACTTTGTCCTGAGAGGCGGCTAACTTTAGCTTCACCGAATTGTTGATCGGCAGTAATTTTAACACCAGTTTCCAAGGCATACGGCAATAATTGTTCTTGGCCTTGTTTTAGGGCTGGGATGATACAAGAGCCAGCATACATGCCTTGGATATTTACTGTGCAGACGCCACGACCTAAGCTATGTTCGGTTTCATTTTTAAATTGAATAGATCGGTAGGGGCGGGTGGGGTTGTTACTTTGTTTATAATGCAAAACAGTTTTTGCATTTTCCAGAGTGGCATCAAATACTGGAATGATGGCTGAATTATTCGAATCAATAGACACTAAATCTTTTGCTGTGAAAACAGAATAATCGCCAACTTCTTTAATTTCTGTTTTTGCTTCCATTGATTCCAGTGCATTTACACGAATGCCTGGGGAGATGGAAGCGGAGCTAGGCATGGCAGCCAATCCTACACTGCGTTTAAGGGAGGCCATTCCTCTACCGCCACCGTAATCTTCACTAATTGTTTCAACTTCGATAGCTCCTTCGGCTCGATCTTGCACAACATTGATATGATTGCGTTTTGGAGTTTTAGCTTGAGCCAAATCTGTTGAGAATGTAATTGGCTCCCCCGTGACTACCGAAACAATAACGTCTTTCCAATCATCTTCTGTATTATTATCAACGATAGCCAAGCCTTTAAAGGCAACAATATCATTGCAATTTAAACGATAGCTAATTTTCCAAGCAGCGGCGGGCACTGAATATTGAATTTCAACATTTGAATCTTCGACGCCCAAGAGAGACAATTTAACAAAAGTGCCATCTGGTTTGATGCTTTGGAGATTGGCGGCAAAGGCTTTCTTGACTTCCTCTTGAACTTTTACATCTGTAAATTCGAAATTCGAAATATCATCAAGAGGCACCGCAAGGAATTGATTGCCAGCTTTACAAACAAGGCTGGTAATTTCTCTGTGTTCGGAAGTTTCTTTATGAATTCCACACAGATTGCATTTGACGACCTCGCCATCGATGCGATTCAAAATAATTTCTGCGCCGCTTAATTTTGTCGCTAGCTCTACCAACACATTATCAGACGCCAAAGACAGAGCATCTTCACTATTGACGGTTTTGAAGCTTGGTGGCGAAGTCAACTTAACATTTCCATAAACGTTAAGGGACGCCAAGATATCTCCTACGTGGCTACTTTTAACGGCCAAAGAGATCTCTTTGGTATCATCTTTTTTGATTTCGTAATTTTGAATGAAATCGGCGATGCCATTGCTAAAAATGGTAATTTTGTTATTCACAATGATCTTCCTTTAAAATTGGATTTGGCCAGAAATAGGATGGTAGATCAATTTCGAAATTACGTCAATGCCAGAATTTCTTCGAATTTGGAGAAGCTTTCAATGCCGAATCTTTGACGAATGAGTTCAAGTGCGGCGAATCCATACTGTTGGGCACAAACACGAGAAACAAGTTTTTCTTGTCCGTACCGACTAACCATTTGCTCGGCTATTTCGGCCCATGTCATTTCATTCATAAAGTGATCATAGAGAATTTTTTTATTTCTTATATCTTTCTCTGTGTCATCTTTGTGATCTTTGAACATATCTTCAATAACAACGCCAACCACCAATTTATCAATTGTTGCTGGAGTTGTTGCTGGACAAAGCTCTGAATCTATGGAAACAACATTTCCTTGTCGTTTTTGACGCTTTTGTCGTCTCCAACGTTGAATTAATGATTTTTTAATACAAACAACAGCATAGGTGGAAAACAAACCCACTTCAGGTTTATATTCTTTGTATGCATTGATAAGGGCCAAAACGCCTTCACTATATTCCTCAGAGTCTTCAGTATTAACGCCCTTTGGTACGTATTTAGACACGACCATGCGAACAAGGCCCAAGTGGTCCTCTGCTTTAATTATCGTTTCCATTTCCATTTCAAATCACACCCAATCGCTCAGGCGAAGTCACAATACAGCAACCCAAGCTAACAATATACTATATTTATAAACAATAAAAAAGCCCGTTTTCTAAAAACGGGCTTTTTTAAAAACCAAGACGAGTATCGATAAGAAGCCTTTTGGTAATGTATTCCTATCTAGCATTCTTGGATATTTTAAAAACCGGACGAGTATCGATAAGAAGTTTTTTTTGCAATGTATTCCTATCTGCATTCCGGCATATTTTTACACTAATTACATTTTTGCTTTTTGGTAAATAATTCTGACAGATCATTCAAACTAGGTTCAAATATACACAATTTATAACCAATCACCAACACCATTGGATGATCAAGCACCATCCTGCCGCATCCACCATTACAAACATCCATTCTAGCAGTATTACAATGTTTGGCTGATTTGTAAACAACCTCTTTGGGCAATTTAGCTTCATGCACCAAATTACAACGCAAAAACTTATAACAAAAAGCAGCCAATGTGTAATGCTTTTTTCCAATTAAAAATTTTCTTTTATCTTCCGGCATCACCGCTGACATAACCGCTCGGAATGCGGCACCATCTTTCAATTTAGGACATCTTAGACGAGAAACACCTGCCACTGCGAGTAAAACACTAATTAATGCTCCTTCATAAAATTCATTGTCATAAAGACAAGCAGCTTCCTTCAACCTAGTTCTAATCATTTTCCTCCAAAATTTTTATACCATGCTTGATGACACGCAAGTTTTGTTTTTAACTCAAAACCATTTAGTTGTTCCCATTTCCTTTCAAGGCCGGGAATGTCTAAAATCATTATTTTTTGCAATATTGCAAACGCTCTTGCTCCAGTTATTTTGTAATCTGAAACTTTTCTAGTCTTTCGTCGTCTAGCTTTTGCCCGCATTTTCCCAGCAGGTGGAACTATCTCATCAAAAACAGATTGAATCCAATTTAATACATCAAAAGTTCCAGTAAAACTTACTTCTAAACGACCTTTATCAAATCTTATGCAACCATCACCATCAAGATAACCTTTGATAAAAGCCAACTTATGGTTCACATCACTTAAATTCGGCGGCTGCAAGATAAGTGATTTTTTACGGACAATATTGAAATTCCTTTGCAACGCCTCTACAACTCGGGTTGCACTACAAATTTCAACAATAGCTGTATACTTATCTTCTCCTGTATGGAAATACTTGCCTTTCCTAATTTTTACATTGCCTGTGTATTTGATATCGTCAGCGAATTTTTGAATGTGTTTAACATCATCAGATTTAAACGCCAAAAAAAGATAATAGCTGTTATCACGTACTTTTCTGACCCAACCATCTGCTGCTAATACTCCAGCCCAATAACAATTCCCAACATCTGGTTCATCAAAATAATTTTCATTATGTTGATACTTTTTAAGACCTTTTTTCAATCCTAAAATATGAGCGTGATTTGTAATTGCACTTGGAGTCTTACCAAGTATTTCGGCTATTTCACTTCTATTTTTAGAAGGATATAGCTCCCTAAGTTTTTCCTCGTCTTCAAGATTCCACTTTTTCATGTTATGCCTTATACAAGATAGATTTCTATCTTATATAGGCACCAACATGAAAATTTAAATTTCAATCTTTTCGATTACGTCTACCCAATGGTCTGCTGACGCACCATATTTGATAAAATCAGCAATGACATCAAATGATGCATCCGACCAGCCGCCACACTGCAATATTTCCTTGCTAGGAGCTACTTGGCTAGTTGTATTTGGGATCAAGTCCACGCAAACCAATTTCGACTTTTGATTGCGATTCTTGAATTTGCTCCATTCGTCAAGCATGGATGTGCCACGACCATAATATCCGCCACCATTTACCCAAGATTCGTTATCTGAGATAAAAATAACAGCCGAGCCTTTAGCCTGACGACTATTTAATTCACGCAACGCACAACCACAATCTGTGCCACCACCATTGCGAGCAAATTTTTGAGCATTAGTCATAACGGAATCACGAGGATTCACATTGACGGAATGCACTACTGTGTCGAACAACAATACTTCTGCTAATTTATTTTTTCGCAACATAGCTGCTGCCACCAAAGCTGCAACGTCCAAACAACGCACGGACGAAGTTGCCCCAGCACGATAGCCAGTGATCGCACTTCTCATGGAACCGCTAGTATCTACGCAAATATAAATCTGACCGTCGATAGCTGGGGTGTTTTCCAACGCAGTTTCCATAGCATCTTGCAACGATTCACGCACCATTGCTGGCACATTTACGGCTGCATTATAAGCCATGAGCAACTGATATGGATAAGCACGAGCCTTAACAATTTCCTCTTTGTTGGAAAGTTTATCCGCAACAGCCTTTACCAATTCTGGAGAATTGAATACGCCATATTTTTGGAAATTGTTCAAGTTCATACGGGTCATCTGCCAACCACCGTGACGTGCTTGGGATTCCCACATTTTACAAGCTTCTTCTTTGGTCAAAATGCTATCGAGCATTCGGAAGTCAACCTTTGGGATTTCTCCTTCATGGTTCTTCTTGAAGTTTTCATATTGCTGTACGATAGCTGGCAAGTGGCTAAACACTTCTGCTTTGCCGCTAACCAAATAACCATACAACGCTCGTTTTTCTTCATTTTCTGGACGTGGACGAGCCATACGCAAAATGTCACGCATAGTTGGATCGTTACCGATACTTGCACGGAAAATGAATTCCGAAGTATGAGATTCAAACCAAGTATTGATAGCACGTCGCACACTGCCAGAGCTTACGTTCAATTTCTTTCCAGCTTGACCGGATCGGCCAATTTGGATGAAATTACGCAACATCTTGCCGTTATCAATAATTTTTGGAAACACTTGACGGAACAATTTGCTATCCAAAGTTGCAAGTACCGCAACGAGATATGCAGGCATATCTTTCATATATGCTTTGTTACGAGCATATACAGCTACTTTTGCAATAAACTCTGGATCGCTGTGCAATTTAGCCACAGCTTCCTTAGCAATTTTAAGATTAGACTCAGCATCTGCATAATAAGTGCCGTTGAAGCAATTAGTGCATGCAATTTGAGCCAACGCATGACGAGAAGTCATTTCGTAAGCTTTGCCGCCAGCCGCATTTACAGTGTTTGCAGCAGGAATTTCACTAGTTGGCGCACCGCCAAACAAAGATTTATTAGCCATTTTATCTGTTCCTTATGTAAGTTTATTCCCGTGAGGGACGAGTTTTGAATAATCACTCTTGGGCAAAAGCAATTATCCGGTAAAACCATTATACGCCAAAAATATCATTTGTAAAGTTGAAGAGAAAATTATTCTGTAATTTCTTCAACACATACAGTTATATTGGAGGCACGATTGACGATTTCATCTCTGCGAGCGTCCATTGCCGAAACAATTTGAGTTTCTACAGATTTCACCACAAAAGAACGATTGGTGGTGGCTTCGACACGAAAAGGAATCGCACCAATACAATTCAAAATCTCACCAACATACGGAACCCTATCATCTGAATAAACAAATTCAAGCCGACCATCAAGTTGGATTTCAATGTCAAATTTAAATTGATTCATAAGGGACACACATAATTAAGAAAGGTTCAGGATTTTTTTCAACTCATCGACCGAAATCAACGAAATTCCTAGCTTTTTGGCTTTTTCCGCCTTTGAACCGGCATCGACGCCTTCGACCACGAAATTCGTCGTTTTTGACACACTAGAACCGCATTTTCCGCCCTGTTCTTCGATCAAACCCTCATAAAACTTCTTCCCCTTATCAAATCCACCTGTCAGCACGAAATTCTGCCCGGTAAGTGGACCCGTTTTAGGCAACTCAGGTTCGATAAATTTTAGCAATTCTTTGATGCCCGGCTCATGGCTGGTCAGGTATTCATTGACCAGCATAGCTGTTTTAATGCCTACGCCTTCAACGGCTGCTAATTGTTCGTCGCTGGCAGCCATAATTTTATCTAAGCTACCAAAATGATCGACCAATGCTTTGCCCGCACTTTTTCCGGCGCTTTCAATTCCAAAAGCGGCAAATAGTCGCCACAACGGAACAACCTTTTTATTCTTTTGTGCTTTGACGATAGCTTTCTGCAAATCATCGTCTTCCATCTGATCGGGGCTATCGATCATATGAATTCCAGCTACAGCTAGCATGCCTTCTCGTTCTGAGAGGCCAGAATGGCGACATTGCTGAACAGTTAGTTTATAAAAATCAGCAAAATGTTTAATCCATCCACCAGCAACCAAATCAGCCACTGTGGATTCTCCCAATCCCAAAACACCAATTGTTTTAAGAAAGTGTAAAAGTCTGCTGATATTTTTAGCCGGGCAGTCGTCGTTAATGCACATCAACTCATACATATCGCCACCCGATGTTGGCGTATGTTTAACATGCGTTTTTTCGCCACAGGATGGACAACTGCGTGGGTAATTAATTTCTTCAACCTGAAGATAATCGACTTCTCCACCCGCAACACCGACAACTTTGGGGATAATTTTGCCAGCTTTTAGAACAATAATTTTCGTTCCAACTGCAATTTTATTTCTAAAAATGAAGCCAACATTATGCAAAGTTGCTCGACGAACTTGGGTGCCTGCCAAGGGGACCGCATCAAAAATAGCAACAGGTTTAATTGCCCCTGTACGGCCTGTGTTCCACTCAATAGAAGAAACTACAGGGTTGGCTCGTTCTTCAGCGAATTTCCAGGCAATCTTTCCTTTTGGAGTACCAGTTTTGGGATCTCCGCTACGTCCCAATTGTTCTTGATCTTCTAGATTATTGACGCCGATTACAACGCCATCGACTTCATAATCCAGATTAGCAACATTCGCCTCCATTTCGGCTAAATCATAGAAATTGAATTCTTTAATTTGCACAAAGGGGATGCCCAATTCTTTATTGCAGAATTTGGCACGCTCAATTTCAGTTTTATAAGGCGGGCTATCAATTCCTTCAACGGAATAACCAATAAAACTAAGTCGTTGGTCTTTAACTTTAGCGGGCTCTTTAAACTGACGAATTCCACCTGCGGTGTGGTTGCGAGGATTGGCACGAAGTTGTTCGCCCAATGATGCCAATTCCTGTTGAACCTTATTGAAATCTGATAACTTGCAAATCAATTCACCACGAATTGAGCATGTGATCGGCAACTTCAATTCTTCAGGAATATCATGAACATATTTTACTTGTTCGGTAACATCTTCACCGTGAACGCCATCTTTTGGCCGTAGCCCGGCTTTAACCAATTTGCCTTTTTCGTAATACAAGCCTAGAGCAACGCCATCAAGTTTGTAACTTTGATAAAACGTATTTCTTGGATAGGTGACAACTTCGTTGTTGAAGGTACGTTCTTTTTGTTGAACGCCATCAATTTCTTTGGCAGCCAAATCAAAAACTTTATTTTTACCATCCAATTCAACGGTGCAATCGTTCAGCCACTTAAAAAGCTGCTCTTCTTGGACATCAAGATCTTCGTGACTTGCTTTAGCAATACTGGTGAGGGGCGGATGATGCTTCATCTTTTTGACGGCACTACTGGCCTTGGATGCCGTCACGGTATCGAACAATTTGGCATTTGGATTCAAAGCCTTCAATGCTCGACGCATCGAATCATATTCACCATCACTAACGATTTCACCCGTATCTGGATGAGTACAATCATCACCCACTTCATAAAGTGTGTCTAGGTGAGCGATAACACGTTCTAATAATTGAGCTTGAGTTTCCATGTTTATTCTCCTACTAGACGGCATCGCCATGCTTCGACGATAGAATCGTCTTCCTCAAAAGAAAAAGCTGGCTTCCCCAGGGGGTGTTCCACCACGTCTTTTACGGTGTTGGCTTTATAACTAGATTTAAAAGGTTTGCCGGAAATCTTGACTACTTTTTTACCAATATATTCTTCAAACATAATTAGGCATCCATAAGGTTGTGATTCGTCAATTTCTCGACGAACCTAATTGCGTACTTCCAGCCTTTATCATCTGGAGTGAAGCGGGCAATCGGATAAACGTAGTTTTCTTTTTCATCACCAAAATGTGGATCTAGATTTTTTTGTTTGACCAGATCTACAAATTTAGCTTCATAGACCAGAATTTTCATGCCATTGTGATTTTTGCAATCAGGGTATCGCAGTTTCAAGATGGCGAAGCCACCATGCTCAAAACAATCGACTAGATCCCACTTGGTGGGATCGGGAACTGATTCATTTTTATAGACAATCTGGTATTCTACATCCCTGTGTCTGCTGCCGTAGATGCCCATTATTTCATCCTAAATGTAATGCGACCTTGAGTAAGATCATATGGTGACACTTCAACCTTTACTTTATCGCCGGGTACAACCCGAATAAAATTCTTTCTGATGCTGCCTGCTAAACGGCACAACAAAACCAATTCTGAGTCATCGACTTTGACTCTGAATGCACCTTTGACAGCCTCAAGCACTGTGCCCTGAAGTTCTATCGGGGCTTCTTTTTCCTTCATTTGCTCTCCTAAAAGTATACTACGATTTTAAAACTTGTGAACTTATTCTTCGTGAAGTTCAACCATGACTGTTCTGGAGATATCTCCAGATCCATTCCAACCATAAAGATATTTTTTATTATGCCACTTAAAAGTCACCCAGCTTTTAGACAACTCTTTAATTTCGGTTGAATTTGGCGGAAGTTCCTGTTGCCATTGCAACAAACGACCTTCTGGAGTCGTACAGCCACAGAGCAACAAGCTAATTAGAAATAGCTTTTTCATTGATGATGATCTCCTGTAGTGTGACCGGGTCTGTCCTTCAATATGTCTATGACTTCTTCTAACGCAAATGGCCGATAAGCTCCCAACAATTTGGCGGCATTATCAACGCCAATATCCATTGAACGCCGACCGGGCATGATTTTATCAGCCCATCGTTCAGCAGTGCTATGGCTATGAGCATAGCACAGGATCGCTTTATGATGATGCTTATTCCAAATAGCCCCACAATAATGATCAAATACAAAGAATTGATTATTATATGTGGTAAACGCTCTATGCCCATTCGTCTCAAATATCGAAGGCATATCATCATAAAAGTCATGATTGCCAAAAATCTGATGGACTCGCCTGCAATTAATCCGATCCCTAAATCTTTTTACTGTTTTGTAATAATCGTATTTAGCACCAAAGCAAAAGTCACCAACATGATAAAGTTCATCATCTTCTCCAACTAGCTTGTTGATTTCATCAAAAAGGTAGTCATTCATCCGTTCAACGGACTCACGACTAACCCTAAAATCAACTCCTTCATCTAGTTGCTTTTGTTCTTTTTCATTCAACCCAGGACGCCGACAATACTTCATGATGTTCGCATGATTTATGTGAAGATCTGAAGTTACGAATTTTCTTCTTTCTTTTTTCATGCAGCATATTCTACCACATAAATTCGATTTGTAAACTAGAAAAAGCTCCTTTAACGCAAGGCTAAAGGAGCTTTTATGTTGCTTCCCAATTAATTGAAATCACCCCCTTCAGAGTTTAAGTGGAAGCAAATTCATCGATGACTTTTTGAATCGCAGCTTCACTTTGCAGCCCGATTAGTGTTTTGACCACAGTGCCATCTTTAAAAAACAACATTGTGGGCAAAGATGCTATTTGATATTGCGTTGCAATGCCGACACTATCATCAGTATTGAGTTTGAGCAATTTGAATTTATCGCCATTTGATGCAACCAATCTTTCTAGCAATGGTGTCAATGCTCGACAAGGCCCGCACCAGGGAGCAAAAAAATCGACTAAAACTAGGCCGGTGGCCTGCATTACTTCTTGATCCCAATCTTCTTCATTTATATTCATAATTTAATTCCAAATAGTTCCCAAGCCAATCAGTGTTGGCTCAATGGTTGAGTTGTTAGGACGGACTAATTTAACACGTATATCATCAGTCATTTTGTTTATGAATGATTCTCGCCAACCGTGGCGGTCTGTCACATAAATTCCACTGCCATTAATAAATCTAGTATAGCCAAACAAAAATCTTTTTACAGCATTTTGTGTTTCTTTTGCATACACATCTGAAAACAGGGCTTCTTCATAATTATCTAAATCTTGACGATATTCAAATCCACATCTCAAAAGTATGGTCAATAAAGACCTACGCATAGGGCATTCCTTCCAAAAGTCTGAAGGACTGACCCATAAAGCGTATGGCATATTGGTTTTACTAAATTTGGAACGTGGCAATGTTTTATGAGAAGCCCCCAGCACATCCTCTGTTTTGACTAAAAAGGCGGCGACGTTTTCTCCACATGCATTGGGATGCGAGAAAAAAAAGCCCTCTGTGTTTTCAGTGAAAATTTTGGCAAATTGCTCTCTGCACTTTCGCCAATCTAATGGTCCTTGTAAAGAAAAAGACCCTAAAATTGGCTCAGATGGAGATAAATTATCGACAATTTTGGGTTCCCCAAATTCAACACTCATGCGAAATCTCCTTCAGCATGATAAGTATAATTAATTTGCGTTTTAAAGCAACATCAAAAATACAAAACTTTATTGCTGTGAAGGTCTGAACACTCTTTCTTTTTAAAGGTGATGTTTTGACGAAGAATGGCATCCTTCATTTGTGGAACATATTTACGAACTCTTTGTGCATGGCCATTAACGGGGGTGGGAGAAATTATAGTATAGGTTTTGGGTTCTTTGTTTTTTATTCTGATATTTAAATTCAAAACTTTGAATACGCCATCCAGTTCATTTGTATCAAATACAATCTTGCCAGCTTGATGCGTGCCTTTATCCAGATGACTTGCATTAGGACAATAAAAATTATAATGATGCTCGAATGTTGTACGGCATTCAAATAAATCTGCCCAGTTCCAAATATTCGAACTATATTTTGTGTAATCACGAAAATTATATTTTATGCCAGACTGCCCAGAAATAATGGTATGGTCCCACTTGCCCTGAAAAGCAGAATCGAAAATGACTATTTTCAACAATGTATTTGGATCTACATTTATAACATTTGTATCTGGATTGATGATCGTCATTATTGATCGGGTATCATTTTCCAAAAACACACATAAGCTGCCACATTTATTTTCTGTAAATACCAACACTTCGCCCAAATGCAATCTGGTATGCGGGCGACGGGATAAATCGAACTTTTGATGAAAATGAAAGGTAGCATGATCATCACTCCGATCTACCCTATAAGCATGAAAAAAATGACTATTGCATTTAACATCTGCATGTCGGCCATGTAGCGTTACAACAAATCCTTGGTTTGGATGCAAAGGCACTAAATGACCTACGCCAGGATTCACAACTCTAACAGGCTCATATTTTTTAATATCCATTTTTTTTAATTAATTCAACCAACCAATGACAATAATTTTTAGAATATATGTTTAACAAAGAATTCCATTGTTTGAAAAATGAATAATGCCCACTAGCAGACTTCATAGTTTTTTGATAACTAGAAAATCTTGCTTCCACAGAAGAGTTGAAATTCAAACTCTCAAAAAGCAAAGGTTCTAAATAATCAAAATTTCTAGCAAAATAGGTGTCATGACAAAAAATGAAAATTTCCCAAGCGGCCAACACCATCTCTTTGTGACCAGAAATCACTGTAGATCTCTTTTGTTGATACGTCCAATCATACAAGAAATCTTCATAGGCATCCCAATTCAACTCTATTTCTGGAGAAACTAGATTGTCTTCAATTAAATTGCCATCATGCACAGGAGTGTAAACATTAAAGCAATAACGACCTGGACTGCGGTCTTTTTCTTTCCAGTTAAAACGCACAATCTCCCAATTAAAGCCAATGCCGGTAGGTTTCTTTAAGAACAAGTAACCTACCGACACATACTTCACTAGAGACATCCCAATGTCATGCCTCTGAAGATATTCTTCGTATATTTGCATTTCAAATTAACTGCAATTATTGTTTAAAAAGATCGTCTACTTCTTTATCCGATGGACGAGTTGGATTGTCTACTGGGCTTGGCAAAGTGCTATCATCTAGCTTTGCTTTCTTAGCCAAGGCATCAGGAGTTTTCAATCCAGAAGGTCCAGATTTTTTCTGTGCATTCTGTGGTCCAGCTTGATTATAATTCTTAACAGCGGATGGACCCATTTTTTTATGATTAGCAACTAATCTTTTATCATATACGACGCCGCCTTTGTAAGCAACCGTATATGGATAATCTTGACCAAAATCTAAAACCAATCTGTCCTCAGTAGTGCTGACAAAATGAGTTATCACTGGTAAACGGCCATTAATGACTGGAACCACGTATGTTCTTCCATCTATATTGGCATTAACATGCGAGCGAGTCTGCTGACCGCCTGCAACGTTTACAATTTGCCACACCAATTTAGGCTGTTGAATCACAACCGTATAACTATTTGAATACTCTGTGGCAACAGCACAGTCGCCTTGGCTTACTAAAGCCGCTACTAACATCAATGCATTAATCATTTTTTTTCTCCATTCCTAGATCAAATTTTTCTGTTTGTACTAAATCCCTTGTCGTAACCCATCTACGATCCACTTCACTCCAAACTACTGGATACTCCTGTGGAAGTGAATCCAATATATCGAACAACTCTACTTCTGAATTCGTTTTTTCTACCGATCTATGAAAAATCAAAGGGTGGATATACGAATAACTATTCTTTATTTTTTCTAAAAAATCCGGCCTAATTGCCATTTTGTCCTGCTTTATAATCTTTGTATTTTGCGTAAGCGTAACAAAAAATAACGCCACCAATAACACTCATAACTAAACTAGATGACGATAAAACATGTTCGCTTCGCCCCAATATCCAATTTAATAGACCGCCTATATAAGAGCCTGCGATACCGATCCCTAATGTTGGGAAAAATCCAATTGGATCGGGGCCTGTATGAATTGCCTTGGCCAAAATCCCTATTATCAATCCAAATGCCAGCCAAGATAAAACATAAAACATTAACCCTCCTTGTGTTCCACTACTAATTTACAAAGTTGCTTAAAATACTCTTGTTCATGATTCCACTTCATGACATTTATGTGTTTATGCACCCATTGCACATTTCCTTTTATATATCCCATATTAGAATCAATTCGATCTAAAGATGGAAAATCACCATCTTCAACCTTATTTGGAAATGGAATGTCTAGCCCTGTCAAAGCACATTTCCCATTTTGTTTTTCATACAATTCCCAAGCATAATCTATTTCTATTAAAAATGGCAAAGAACGACTTTTTCTTTTTGCGTTGTTTTTAATCCGTTTCCAACATGTTCCGCTCAATTGTCCGCAACCGCTCCAATTACAATTATTCGAACTCATATTAAAACAATATTTACACTTTTTGATTCTTTCAACCAACAACCAAGTTTGTCTTATTTTAGACTGATTTCCGCAATCACATTCACACAGCCACATAACTCTATTCCAATTACACTTACCATCCTTTTCTATTAATGGCATGATAACAGTCCAATTTTCTATTTTTAAACCTTTTAAATTATCTTTAATTTTTATTCTTGGAGTGTAACGCCTAATTATCCCTAATTTTTGCAAATGTCTTTGCAGGGTAGTTTTTGGGATATTGTTTAAAACTCCAGATTCCTTTATTGTCAAACCAGATTGATAATCTAATACTGCTTTTTCAAAATTTTTATTCATAAATTACATAGTCATGAACAAACCATTCTTCCATGAAAGATCCGCCAAATAAAAAACAAAAAAAATTACTTGTTCTCTATTTGTAGATATGATTCTGGGGTCGTATTTCTCTTAACATCCTCTGCTAAAAATCCAGTAAATCTAGTGAGGGCACCATCAAACTCTGGCAATTTATTAAATCCCATATAATCGCTTATGTCGTGTTCGTAATTATCGTATTTCAAAAAATAATGGAACTTCTTTTGCCCATACTCTTTACGTATAAAAAGACACAAAACGGCTGCTTTGGCATCAAATATTTGCTTGTTTTCTGGAGTTAATTTTTTCCATTCGGCCTCTGTAATCGCAAAAAAGTCATGCACAGACGGTTTCCAAGCAAGAGTTTTTGGTGCCCCAGCTAACGCCACATTCCTTTTGATTTGTGAGACATTACCATTTAAGACAGACATGCCTCGATATAGCCACCAACCCAAATTCAAATTAAATTGAGAATTAAATTCTTTTAAACAAATCATTGTAAGGGCTGAAGGTACGACTTCGGCGGGTCGGCCATCTAAAATCAACCACAAATAACTAATGGTTATTTTGCCGTCAACTTCTCTGACTTCGCCATAGGAGCCATTAATGTTGAATAGCTTTTGCATCATTTCTACATTGGGGGCGCAAAATATACGACATTCTGAGCCAAATTGAATATCTGGCAGGCCCCAACGTTTTAGACACCAAGCTTTTATTTGTTCTATATTATGAAATAAATATTCACCCTGGTCGAAATCGATAGAATGAATAGTAAAATTTTTAGTTGTCCATCTATTCCAAGCAATTTTTGGAATAGATGGATCAACAGATGGTTGAACTCCACTGGGAACTGGCAACTGTTCAAAAAAAACTTTTTGCTGTCCCATAGCCGCATTGACAAGGCACAACACAAATAATATGCTGGCGAGGCTCTTTGACCATATATTCATCATAAAAACTCCCTATGCCGCCATTGTCATCTTGACTGTATCTCTTGCAGATTTAAGCACTTGAGATATTCTTGATTCCGAGACACCAATTTTGCAGCCAATTTCTCTCATAGACATTTCATGCACATAATACATGATTAATATGTTTCTATCAAGATCAGTTAGCTTTTTTGTTGCATCCTCAAAAAAATCATTGCTATTATTTTCTTTTTGAGGAATAGATTCTGCTAAGCTATTCCCATTTTCGTCAGTTTGATCTAAAGATATTCCATATCGTGAACTAGCTTTACATGCATTTCTAACAAAGTCTTTGATTTCTCCGACAATACGCCATCTAGCATAAGTGCCAAAAGAACTCTTAGATGGGTTGTATTTTTGAGCAGCGTCTACCAAGCCAAAATAAGCCGCCGATTGTATATCATCAATATCAACTTTTTTTGGCAATGATTTTTTCCTTTCAAAAACAATAGATTTAGCCAGTGGAAGATAGTTTTCAATAAGTTGATTTCGTTCTGTAATAGTCATTATACGTTTTCCTAGTTAATAAAGTTATAAAGTTAAAGAAAGTTAAACACGCAGATACAATCTGCTATAGTTAATAATAGTATATTTAGTCAAAAAAGTCCTTTTTCAAATTGTTTTTTTACCTCCGAATCGCCATATAAAAAGAACCTTTCAATCAAAAACAATTTAGCCTCAAACAACTCTTTATTGTCTTTTACATCAGAATGCGATAATCCGCAAATAACAAAAAAATCTTTAATGCTTTTGATTGCGGATAAATCAACTGGCATCTTAGATTTTTTTGAAATTTCTATAAATTGTATAAAGAATTTAACCCAAGATCTGACTGCTCGGGCATCTAGCGTACCTTCCGGCATGCGGAATTCAACAGTTTTTTTGAGATTTAAATAAACTGGTGGGTCAAAAGGATGAAATGTAGATTCGTAATACAAAGCTGCGGCGACATTCACCGTATTTAAAGTGACTTTCTTTTGCCGATTTTCATGCGGACTATATTGATTGGGCTTTAATTTATTCCACACCTCTTCCGCTTCATATTTTTTACTTTTAGCTATTTTTCTAGATTTGCTAATCAACTTGCAAAAATAATTATCCACTCGATGAGGAGGCATTAAATTGCACAGCATGCCCTCAATCTTCATCCATCGAGACAATAAAACGCCCAATTCTGCTGGGGTGAAATCGCTCACGCAACAATGAATGTGAAAACCACAATTAACATTAGGCAAACAAATCGCAGATAAGCTTTGAGCCACTTGGCTTATATGATTTAAATCATTATCGCCTGCCGCAACAAAAGAAGCGACTTCCCAGCCATGATCGGCATATTTAGTCTTGCCATCAGCATGTTCTACTTTGCCAATAGGACCGCATGTTCTATCAAATTTAACATGCCAGTAATTATTGTTAGTTGTTTGTGCCCAAGACGAATTAACAACTATCTCACGACTAGAGCATTTTTTAATTGTATCTTCTATTTGTTGTTGTGTTTTTTCATTACCAACTTCAAATTCTACGCCGAATTTACGAGCTTCTCTAACATTAGCCATAAAATGAACTCCTATGTCATCAAGGCTAATGCAAAACTACAAATAAATCAATATTAATTACGATCTAAAAATCTCGGATCATATGTTTGAGCCCCTTCAATATCAACCAATCCACTATCCATAGATCTTGTTGTTTTTTGAGCATTACTCGGTGGCTCCTCATTCAACGCATCCATCCTTTTTTCAAAGGACACAACAAAGTTGGCCAAAAAAGAAGCAATTCCAATATTAAATATCAAAATCAATAAAGTTAAAAATAAAATAAACCAAAGCAAAACAATTTCCATTTTTTACCTTTCTAATTATAAAAAATAGGCTTTATATCAAGGGTCTTATCGGTACTTGGCAAACTATTTTCAAATATGTTGATCGACAAATTAGGATTTTTTTCCCAAGTCTTGCCAACAAACAAACCAACATTATCATATAAAATAGAATCTCGAATAACCAAATCTTCAGGAAGCACAACAGATTTAGTTTGCGTATTTATTTTAAATGTAAATTTCAAAACATTATTATTGCAAGTAGGAGCAGTCGGAAATGTATAAAGAATTCTTGTTTCTGTTTGCTCGCTATTCAAAACCCTCTTAATAAGTACCGAGAATCTCCACAATGTTGACCCCAAAGTTTCAGAGCCGATTTCATTACTGCAACCCCATTCAAATAATATAGACCATTTTTCATTAGAATTGCTGCCAATGCCATTAAAATGGTAATTGGCACGCCAAACATTGTCAAGCTTATTGTAAATCAAAACCAATTGTTCTGAAAGAGTTAAATTATTTCTAGCCAAAAATGATTTCAAACTAACGCCAGTATCGATATTGTGAGACATTAACAATAAATTAGGAATAGGATCACAACCGCAACTAGCATTGACATTGGCAATGTCTGGTGCAAAATTAGTAAGTGCAACATCGATTGGATAAACTGGCTCGATAGACAATAATACAGCCTCTGAATTTATATCAACGTCAAATATTCCCAATGCAGCAAAATCCGTGTCTGCCGATCCGCCTAATGTCAAATATCCTGAAGATCTAGTGTGCCATGTCGGACTATATCCAATCAACATTTCTCCACCCAATGTTAGGCCGCCAGATGCAACAGAAAAATTCGATTGAGTAGAAAGACTTGTTGATCCCACTGTTAAAGAGCCAACTGGGACATAATGAAAATGCAAATTAGATGACCCAGATAAAGACAGGCCAGAAGTGGGCACATAATGCCATGTTTTAAATTTCAAAAGAGGACTGCCGCTTAAAGTCAAACCACCAACAGCAGTATAAGAAAATCTGTTAGACTTAAAGCTATTTAATCCAGATAACGTTAAACCACCCGAAGAAGAAGTTCTAAATCTAGCATGTGTTATAGTAGAACTGCCCCGCAATAGAACTCCACCAAAAGGTGGAGAGTAACGATATTTAGAACGAATTATTGCGGAGCCTCTTAAATTCAAGGTTCCATTGCCGACATAATGGTGATTTGGAGATACAACCAATGGCGTTCCCGATACCGTTAAACCACCATTGCCCGTGTAGCTCCAAACATTAGAACTTAATTCACCTTCCCCAGCTAACGTCAAACTTCCAGAAGCAACATATTGTTGGGCACTAGATGTAATGCCAGCAGATCCGCCCAAAACGAGCCCGCCACCAGCATCTATTTTTCGATCCACATCTAAATCAAAAGAACCACCTAACGTCAAGCCGCCCTTGGCCTCATAATTATAAAATCTATCTTGCAATACCGCAGTCATACCCAAGCTAATTACAACATCTTCGTCCAAGCAAAAATCAAAACATTCTGGAATATGGCAGAACATTTGATCGTCTAGCGTATTACAGGTGTTGTCGATTCCCAAAGCAGCCTGGGCAGCAATATCTGTTGTTCTTACGGGTCTACTCCAACGACGAATTCTTGCAATTGGCCAATTGCTTGGATAATTCAACAAAGGCTCTTTCATTTTGGTGCATAGATCCGCCAAATCGGTAGCTGCTATGACTGTTAAAAATCTTTGTCCATCAGCACATTTATCATCATTGATATTAAAACTAGTAGCCTCGCAGGTAGGTGGTGTGCAACGACCTTCAATTTGATAATATCTCAAAATTTGATTGCCAACATCCCAGGCACTTTCCATGCTTATTTCAATAGCAGCCAATGAATCCCAAGAAAACTGCTGGGATACCAAAAAATACCCAGTAAAAATAACAGGATCAAAAGCATCATTAAATAAAGTTAATCCACCACTGCCAACATAGTTGAAACTAGTAAAAGTTTCACCTGAACAGCTTAGAACTGCCTCTGAAAATAGATCTGCGGTTGCGAGTAGTGTCATTAGGGCCTTTTTAATTTAACGATAGTATATCTATTAAATTCAGGCGATTTATATTGAAATAATGACTAAGAGTTATTCACCTAATCTATCAAGAATTTTGCCTATTAATGGATGTCGTACAATTGAATCATTTTCAAATTTAACAATACCGACACCTGGAACGTTTTCTAATCTATAAATAACGTCGCTTAAGGCACATGTTGTTCCGCCAAGATCACTCTGAGTTGGGTCGCCAGTAATGATAATTTTGCTATCTTCTCCAAATCTTGTCAAAAACAACTTCAACTGCATTAAAGAACAATTCTGGGCTTCGTCTAATATACAAACAGAATTATCAAAAGTTCTGCCTCTTAAATAGGCAAGAGGTGCCACTTCTGAAGCTGCGGTAATTACGTCTCTTTGAGGATTGTCTTCTCCAACTAACTTCTTAATAGAATCATACAAAGGCATCATATAAGGATTTACTTTTTCTTGAAAATCTCCTGGCAAATAGCCCAAAGACTCTCCAGATTCCACAATAGGTCTTGTCAAAATGATTCTTTTTTTGTTCTTTTGCAACACCTCATTTATGGCAAAAGCTGTGGCAAGAAAGGTTTTTCCAGTACCGGCTGGACCTGTTAGAAAAAGCACATCATGTTGTTGAAAACCAGCCCAGGCTAGTTTTTGAATAGAATTTTTGAATTCGATGTGGAATCTACCCTGCCCCTTAGACTTAGTTGCAGGTGTCTTCTCATGTGATTTTGCCATGCTTTATTTATAGTTACTATCAATAAAAAAAGCACAAGAAAGTCTTGTGCTTTTTTTATTTAAAAGGAAATAGTCCCCCCATTACCAGTATGGGACTCGTTTTTCAGATATAATTGCTTATATCTACGAGATTAAGAGGAATTGAACGTCGTTTAAAGGATTTGACATCAGTCTGAGTATTTCTTAAAGAACGACCAGATTAAGAAATTGTCGCAACAACCCTTCTTTTTGTTCAAATATCTTAAAAGTGTTTTCCTTGTTAAATTGTAGCTCTGGCTCGCCACCGAAGTGGAGTTTCAGTCAAGTTTCAACCAATTACCCACGGCTGATCGGGATGGCAATGTAGTATGCCAACGACTGTTTTCATATCGGGGACATGAAAACCATCCCACTAGTTCAGTTCATAGTAGAACCACGAATTTTACACCAGTGCGGCGATGCATATTTTTAAATGTCCTGCATGGGGACACCCCAAAGGGCCTGACTATCAATATTATAAATGAATTAATGGCAAATTTGCAAGTGCTTTTCTACATATTATATGGAAAATCTCAATTTCAAACATTTTTTAGAGTCTGCTGAAAAAGAATTCAAGGATGACATCAAACAGACACTTAATAAAATACCAGCCAGCCACAAAAAGCTAGTGCATGACTACAAATTTAAGTCAGAAGGTGGAAACACACTTAAAGGAGATCAAAAGCATGTGGGTGAAATTGACGAGAAAAAGAAGCACATAAAAGTCGCCGCACCCTACAATTACAGCAGAGAGACAACCATTTTACATGAGATAGCTCATGCAGTCTGGAAATTCGTTCTTACTCCAGATTTAAAAAAACAGTGGTCGCACCTTCTTAAAAAGACCAAAGACGAACACAAAGATAAAACTAACAAAGCTGCCAAAGACTCATTAGATCAAAATGATGAGGAGATCTTTTGCATGTCATATGCGAACGCCTACACAAAACACAAAAACGCCACCTATAATCATGACGCATGGGATAACTTCATAAAAGCGTTGCCAAAATAAACCAAGGTATAATTATGAATTTCAGTATGTGGCTAGAAAATGAAGCAGATGAATTAGAACATCAAGCAGCCGATTTTATTTTTTCCAAAATAAAACAAGCATGGCAGTTATCAATTCAAAATAAACAGCCAATTCGATCTATTATGCCGCAAATTTGGACCAACAATATGCGTGGTATCAAGTATTTCCTTCCTAACGATCAATTTCCGTCATTATCCCAAATAGCAATTCGATTTCCTCCTTCAACAGATGAATCAGACACAATCAGAATGCATGGACAAGTGGTTGAATTTAATTTTTCTTTAAAAAAATTAGACGATGCAAAAAATGAACAAGAATCACAACAGGCACTTAATTCAATTGGTGGAACAATACATCACGAAATCACTCATTTGCACCATAAAGGAGCAGATTTAGACTCCAGCGATACGAGTGGGGGCTCAGATGGACAAGCAGAAAGAGCCATTAAATATATGATGTCGCCGGGTGAACTACAAGCACATGCGAAAGAATATGCTTTTGCGTGGAATCGACTATTCCCAAATCAAGCATTTAATCCACAACAATTTGTTCAACAAGTCATACCCCAAATCGCCAATAAAAACAAAGCAACAAATTATTTCGTGGCATTTGCAGACCCCATCAAACAAAACAAATGGAAAGCAAAAAATTTAGATTTGGCCTCTGCCTACGGCCAAATAGTCAAAACCACATCTAATTATGTGACCGCTTTCAATCAAAAATCTCAACCTCAACAATCTCCAATCGACATCGGTGCAAACAGCAATTGGCAACAAAACCTAGCCAAGCTAAAATCAATGGGAGTAGACCCTGAACGAGAAAATTGGAGCCGAGGGGAGATAATTAGAGGCAGGAAAAATAAATAGAGTTCCTTCACAATCCTAAAATCTGTGGTATAATCAATGAGCATAAAAAAACTCGATTTGAATTTTAGGTTGTTTATAATGAGCGAATACAATACCACTCAATCTCAAAAAGACAATATCCGCACGATCATTCAGAAGCTAATCGCTGATGATAAACGCTGGTTTATCGACAATCTCATTATTGTTGGCGATAAAGGTCCATATTGGATTTTGAATTACCAGCAGGGCGGTCGCAACGAATTCAACCAATTGGTTCGTGGTATGGTAGTAGCTAAACCGCCAGCAAACTTTCATGGCGACCTATTATCGCTAATCAAATCCTTCCCATTCATCCGATTCTATAATCAGGGTGAAGGCGATGCTGCGCATGTTGACTTCTCCAATGCAGAAATGCTTGAGAAAATGGACGGCACGATGGTTGGTGCGTTCTTCCCAACGGGAGATCCAACTAAGCCGGAATTCCACACTCGCAAAATGATGTCAACTCATGAGCCAGACGTGTCACGACAAATGACTACGTTCCAGGGCAAAGACGCTAAGTTTTTACCAACCATTCGCCCTTATGTCGATCAATTGAAATTCACTCAGAAGGATGTGGACTACACATACGTCTTTGAGTTCTTGCATGAGATTTCGTATGTTCTCACCAAATATCAGCCGCACCAGTATGGCTTGTATTTGTTGGGTGCCCGAAATATCAAAACTCACCAAGAAATGAATGAAGATGAATTAGATCAAACCGCAAAACGACTTGGAGCAAACCGTCCTCGCCGTTTTGTATTGGGAAATAAAACTTCACAACCAGATCCTATGTTCGGGGCAGAACGTAGTGGCGCTAAAATCGCAACGCATGCGGAAATTGAAAAAATGTTCCAAGATGCGGCGGCTGAAACTCCAGACTTTGAGGGCTTCGTTTTCCGAGATAAACAAAGCGGAAATCGAGTCAAAGTTAAAGATCCAAAATATGTAGAAAAACATCACTTGTTAGACAGCCTGTCTTACAAGCGGCTTATTCCTCTATTGCTTAAGGGAGAAGAAGAAGAGATAGTGGCTTACTTCCCTCAGGCAAAAGAGCGTATCGAGGAAATTAAAACTGCCTACAACAAATATCTCAACAACGTTGTCGATACCGTCCAAGCATGGCAGCGGTCGGGTTTTGTAGGTAAAGAATTAGCTTTAAGAATTTTCGGACCAGAAAGTTCTGCTATGGATAAATTCACCAAGAATATGTCCAAAAAATTTAATGACGTGCGAGATGTAGATGCGATTCGCAATGGCGTAGACGCACAACTTAAACAAATTGCTTTAGGCACCGGCAAAGATGGAGGTGGTGGTAGCCCAAAACGATTAATTGAGCTAATTGGATTGCATGACGATGAAGAAGAAGAAAATAACAACCCTAATGTAGGCGAACTATGATACGGATAAAAACAGCAGAACAAATTGAAGGCATTAGAAAAAGCAGCCAATTGGCCGCTCAAACCCTTGTGCATCTTGAACAATTTGCTCAACCGGGTGTTTCCACAGCCACAATTGATCAAGAAGCCGATACGTATATTCGTGATCATGGTGCCATTCCAGCATGCTTGGGATATCGTGGATTTCCAAAATCCATTTGCACATCTCTAAACGAGGTCATTTGTCATGGCATCCCTTCAGAATATATTCTGAAGGAGGGCGACATTCTCAATATCGATGTCACCACCATTTTAGATGGTTATTTTGGAGATACCTGTAAAATGTATCCAATTGGAGCAATCACATCAAAAGCCCAAGGATTGCTAGAGACCACCAAGGAATGTCTTGAACTTGGAATTAAAGAGTGCAAACCAAACAATCTCTTCGGAAACATTGGCTTTGCTATCAACAAACATGCCACCAGTCTTGGCTTTTCTGTAGTTTATCAATTCGTAGGTCATGGAGTTGGCCTAGAATTCCATGAAGAACCAAACATCAATCATGTCGCCAGAAGAAACACTGGTGAGGTTATGCGGGCAGGAATGATCTTTACCATTGAACCTATGATTTGTACAAAGGCTCCCGATGCCGTCATTCTAGAAGATGGATGGACCGCTGTAACTAAAGATGGCGGATTATCTGCACAATATGAACACACCATCTTGATTACAGATGATGGTCATGAAGTTCTTACATTATTGTAATTTTAATTCGGCCTTGCAATTGTAAAGGGAGGCACAAATGGACCCGGTGGTTTTATAATTTTAAATTGATCTAAAATCAAAACAACAGCTATACACAAAATAAATAAAACCAAAAACCCTTTCATATTCCCTCCTGATTACAATACATTTTTTACTGTTTCAGTTTGTATATCTCTTAGCAATTGTGGCAATGTGACCATTGCGGCTTCTGTAAGGCGTTCAAATTCATTGATATCCAAGCTGAAAATCTTATAATGATGTGCGATAGGATTTTTCATAACTTGTGGCTTATAGCCATGATGTTGAGCCTTTAAAGTGGTAATAAAAGACGGTCCAATCATTGGAAGTCTCTCAGGGAACGGACCACAATCCTCCCAACATTCTCTGGTGAACATAACCAGCCACTCTCTGATAAAGTCTACTTTCTTTTGCTGCAAAAAGTAGCTTTGCATTTCCAAGCCTACCAAGCCAGCTTTTTGTGATTCACAAATAGCCGTCAAAAGATCTAACCAGCTTGGATTTTCAATTACTACATCGCAATGCATAAACACAAGATATTTAGAATTTTTATCCGCTGCTTCTGCCCCTTTATTGGCCGCTGCTGACCAATAGAGATTCTTTTCATTTCTAATTACTTTAACTTCGCCCTCAATATCATCAAGAAACTCTTGGCTTTCCTGATCCGATCCATTGTCAACAACGATTAATTCATAATTGTTATTGAAGCTTGTAACCGCAATCGATTGCAAACAGATGTTTAAATGTGCCGGGCGATCTTTATGCACAATAATGATTGATACTTGCTCATCTGTGCCATCATGCAAATTAATATTTAATTCAGGGCGATCTCCCTCTAATGGGTTCCATGATTGATTGGGATTTGATCCATGCTTAATACTGTCGCTCATATTTCTCCTTTTTCTAATTCAACTTCGAAGACACCTAATTCGCAATGACATGACACCTCTCCATGTTCTGTTTTCAAGGTAACAGGCACTGCGTTTCCGTCTTTTGTATATTGTGCTTTTAAAACATATAGAAAATCATTTGCTTTTTCCTCTGTTTCAAAAGCCCGCTGTGTTTGCACAAACACCCATTCTCCATGAATTTGTCTGGCAACTGACATGACCACAAAAATTTTCATTATTTGTTCCAATCAAAAAAGTAAACTGGCTCCAACCATATTTGGGCAACACTTTCTTGATGAGAAATAACCAAGGGTGTTTCTTGTCCAATATTGGTAAGCATTAATTTCAATCTATCATCTTCAATAAAAGCATGTGTAATTAACAATCCTCGATTAGCCCAGGCTTTTTTAGCCTCTGCTTTAACTTTAAATCCAGCAGGCACCTTAATGGTAAATCCGCAATCTAAAACTTGAACTGTTCTGTGATTCAATCTTACTGCTTGAACGCCTTGATGATTCAAAGCAGGAACCACCACTCGAACATCTGCTACATTTGTTTCTTTGTAAACAGGGATAAAAATACTCTCTTCTGAACTTATCTCTGTGGCAATAGAAAATAGATTAGGAGCAGTATATTTCTCGCAAATGGATTTCTTGACTGCCGTGCTGACTTTGCCCTTGGGCTTAACTTTAGGTTTTGTAGTTGCCATTATTCTTCTTCTTTCTTTGGCTTACTGATACGTTCTATATGTCGTTGAATATCTTTGAAAAACCCTTCATACGTATTAACTGGCATTCTTGTTATGGCTTTGATTAATTTTTCTTCCATGTCGGCTGTGTAGCCTTTTTGCTTAATCAAATTAATTGCTTTAACAAGTGTTAATTTTGGTCTAGAATTCAAAGAATTAGCTCCTGGTACATTGACTTTAAAATTGAAGCTTTCGGGCATCGGGTTTCCCTTCTTCTGCTGTTTTTTTGGCTTGCATTACACTATCCAGAGCATCTAACGGCACTGTTGTATTCTGAGTATTTGACTTCTTTTTATTTAATATTTCCAGTATTGCACTGCCCATTTTGGTGTCATTGATGTTACAAAATTTTTGATCGTATACTATACTTTCGTAAAAATCCAAATAAACTAACGATGTGCCTGTTTCGCCGGTGGTTGCCAGCCATTTTGTGGCCATTGGCTGCAAATTAGACATCCTAATAATAGTATATTCTGCACCTGATGATTTGTGTTCTTCTAAACCATCCATAGATAATTTAATATTTGCTTCGTGTTTAAAGTGTGCTTTTTCTTCCATATTCATCCTAAATACTTATGCCTTTTTAATAGAGTGAGCAAATGTTAAACTTTAAAGAATTTTTAAAAATAGAAGAACAAAATACAGTCGGCACGCACAACGATGGACCGGGCGTGGCTTATTTGCCAAGCGAATTCACCGGCTCTGCGGCTCCAGACAAAACGCTAGATGCTAGAAACTTATCTAGCCTAGAAGGCAAATCTCACATATCTAATCTAGATGCTGTTTTGCCTGCGGTGACCAAAAAAGGTCAAATCAGATTGATAGAAAGGAATAAAAATCCAATTTTCATCCTTTTATCCGATGGCACCCAACTTTATCTAAGCTGGGATGAATTCAAAAGAATTCATGGACAAACACCAGAAGTTGGCAAACATTTAACAGTCGTCTTTCAAAGACATCTTGCCGATCAATCAAAAACACCATCAAAAATCAACAGTATTTTATGTCACTAATTAAAATCCCACACACTGTTAAAATCAGATGGTGTAACATAATTGCTACGAGATGGTGGTGGAGCCTGTTGATTCTTAAAGAAATTAGGATCGACTTTATCAGGATCAAATCCTGGGTTGTATGGACCGGGCGAATATTCCCTGCGCATTTCTTTGATTACTTTTTCAGTAACTTTATCAACCACCAATTTACCACCGATAGTGCATATTCCCAAGACTACGGCAAAAACTAAAATGGCTGTCACGGCGTTTTTATTCAGATTTATGTTCATATGATTCCCCTGAATATATATTCAAGAGATTATTGAATTCCAAAATCTCTTTAGTTGGATATTTCTCCTCCAACTCTGCCAATTCTTGCAATTTAACAACATATTCTTCTGAAAGGTCGGTCGGAGTTTGGGCGACCAATAAAACAATTAGATCTCCCGTATGTCCTTGTTCATCCACAATGCCCTTACCACGCAATTTCAATTGGGCACCATTTGATGTTCCGGCAGGGACTTTAGCAACAAACTGTTCTTTCAAAGCAGGCACTGTAATATCGCCACCCAATGCCAATTTAGAATAAGAAACTGGGATTTTGCAGTGTAAATTCAACCCGTGTCTTTGAAATATAACATGAGGCCGCACATGGATAGTAACATACAAATCGCCCCGACGACCAGATCTATCATAGTCGCCTTTATGTCTTAACCGTAACGTTGCTCCGGTATCGACTCCAGCCGGAATTCTAATCGACACATCTTCATCAGGAAGGGGCTTAAAACCTTCATTGCATTCACTGCATTTATCAGTATTAATTTTTCCATTGCCGTTACAAACATTACAAGGCGTTTGAAAAAAAGAATGACCAGAGCTTACTACTCTTACACCTTTGCCGCCACACTCATTGCATGTAGTCGATTGCATCCAGCCGACAGCATTGCATGTTTGGCACAATTCTTTAGCAATTGCCTGAATATCTTTATTGCAACCTTTAGCGGCCTCAATAAAATCCAACTCAATGTGCATTTGCATATCGAGTTGGATTTCACGTCGTCGTTGAGGACCAACAGAACCGCCAAAAATTTGAGCAAAAAAGTCCATTGGGTTTCCCTGATGCTGATACGGATTATCGTATCTAGCCCTTTTTTCAGGATCGCCCAAATGCTCATAGGCTTCACTTACTGCTTTGAAACTCTCAACCGCTTCTGGGTTGTTGGGATTCAAATCAGGATGAAACTGTCTGGCTAGTTTTCTATAAGCCACAGAAATATCATCGGCATTAGCATCTTTGCTAAGCCCTAATATTTTATAATAATCTTTCAAAATTAACCTTCAACCAAAACTGCCTTGATCATATCTGCGTAAATTAGATTTTTTTGTCTAACATCATCATCTAAACCAACGGCAGGCACAAAGGAACCTTGCAGATATACACGGTCACCCACTTTAATGCCGTATTCTTTACTCACTTGAGGTCCAAGTGCCAAAACATACGCTTGGTTTGAATCTTCATCTGCCGTGGATAACAAAACCGAAGAAGGATTGATTTCCGAAGCTTTCAATCTCTCTACCAAGACTTGATTTCCCACTGGAACGATTTGTTTGATCTTAGGAGCGGCAACTGTTATTGAATTGCCCGTCATATCTACAATTTTATTCTTAGCCATAAAAACCTTTCTAAATACTATTGCTATTAACTATTCTTACATATCCATTTGCATCGAGCATTGTATATGGAGGAGACGTATCAAATGTAATTGTTGTACTTGGCATTGGCGACATCATTGTGTAGCCGCCAGAGGTATAAAAGTCAGAGGTATAAGTACCAGCAGAGATGCTTACGCCTCTGGCCGAGGGTTGAACATACTCTTTCTCTTCCTTGACTTTTTCCTCCATCGCCTCTTCAACTAATTTTTCTATAAATTCTTCTTTCAAATCTTTGTAACCATACATGCCTTCATCGAAGGCCGAACTTAATAGAGCAATTAACTTTTGTTTATCAATAAAAATATTCATTTTATTCTGCACTAAAACTTTTGCCGCAGCCACAACTTTTAGTGGATTTAGGGTTAGAAAACTTAAAGCCACGATTTGCTAATGTTTCCACCCAATCTACGGTCACATCTTCTAAGTGTACCACAGATTTATTGTCAATTGCAACTGATATTTCTCCAAATTCTAAAATAGTATCTTCTTCTGTTATTGAAGACTTATTTTCAATAGCCATATCATATTTAAAGCCACTACAGCCACCTGCAACAACCTTGATTCTAAGCACCTCATCTTCAGATTTGCACTTTTTCAATTCATTAAAAGCAGCAGTTGTTATCGTAAGCATAATTATTACTCCCAAAAACTAATAAAGTAAACCTTGCCATCTTTTTCACCTAACAAAATTGGGTGAATGCATTTTTCTTCGATTAACATAGTATCTAAATTGAATTTAGTTGAATTTTTCGTCTTGTTTGGCCAAGTAATTGCAATTCCAGGCACAACAGCAATAAATTGATCAAAAATTGGCTTGAAATTAGCCTCTGGCATCGCCTCTAGATGGACGATGATTCTTCCAATGTTTTCTGAATGAGTTATAGTATGTGCAGGATAGGTCATCGGTTGATAGAAATAATCTGCCGCTCTAGTAGGCTCAAAATTAATGCCCGTAAAATTGCTACCCGGCATAGTGATTGTGCTTGTTATGCCATTAAATACACAATTATGCATTTTGGACAAAATAATTGCCGCATTTGCTATCGATATTCTTTGAAAACCATAATATCGATCTTCAAATGATTCAAATTCTTTTAACGAATCCAAAATCTCACTACACATCGATTCTAATCGCAGTTGTTTATAAACTTCTGCTCGTTGTTTAATTTTATCAACTTGGCACTGATGATAGTTATCAAAACGACTGTAAGCTTCTAAATCTTCAACGCTATCCCAAATAACAGATGCTTTTTTGAGAGATAATGGCAAATCAATTTGTCTGGCTATTTTTGATGCTCGGAGTCTAGTGCGATCCGATTCTTCTTGGAAAAGTCTAATATATTGCTGTTGATTTTTCAGAAAATTAAAAGACCACTTCAAATCTTTAAAAACAGCCTTAGCAATACACTTAGAAAAATTAGGCAAAATTTGATCTAATTCTTTCTCTTCCGCCAATGAGACTAATTCTAAGAATTGTATTAGTTTGTTGGATGCAGTGGCATCTAACATGAAATTAGAAAAAAAAGCGCCTGATTTAATTTCAGGATGATCGAAATCTACATCTTGAGCAACTTCATACAATCTAGAACCAAAGTCGGCCAATGCTAAATCGCAAGTGTGACGACCAGCTTCTAGAATTTTTTTGAAAATATTGGGATATGATTCCGTTGTTTCTGAGGTTTCGGCTATTTCAAAAATTTTAGGCAATAGACGATTTTGTATATCAGAAAATTTAGACATTGCATTTATCATTTTGATTTAGGTTCGATGATACAATTAAGAGCATTACCGTCTAATCTAGGCTTGGCCTGAGGTGCCCCGACTTCTTCTAGTTCTTTAACGATTCTTTCAACAACCTTAAAGCCTAGTTCTTTATGTGCATTCTCTCGTTTTTCATATTTCAATCGAAAAAATACACGACAACCTTTTTCCAAAAATTTTCTGGCGGCGTTGATCTTAACGACTAAATCATGTTCGCTAATCCCTGGGCTTAATCGAAGCTCTTTTTCCTGAAAAGATTTTTGTTTCTTCTTTTGAGCCTTTTCTTTTACCCCTTGTTCGTATTTGAATTTGCCATAATCCATAATACGACAAACTGGGGGCTTGGATGTAGGTGATATTTCAACTAAATCCAAGCCAGCTTCTCGGGCTATTTTGCGAGCTTCTTCTGATGTAAAGACACCCAAATTCTGGGAGTCTTGAAGCAGCATTACGGTAGGACACCGTATTTGTTCATTGATTCTATTACGTGGCTGACTATTAAACTTATTATTTGACATTCTAAACTCTTAGGGACAATCCTTCTGTCATTCTCTTTAAAGCTGGTGAGATATCCAGGGAATCTACAATCACATTGATAATTGTCAATTCCTTACGATTTAATGCATCCGTAAACTCTTTGTCTAATTCTGCCTCTGTAGTGACTATGCATCCGTAACCACCTCCCAACATATCTGTTATCTTATGATAGTGCCAATCTGCAATATCATTAAATTCTCCATCAATTAAATATCGCTCGGTTGTGTAGCCATGATTATTCAAAACAATCACAATGGGATTCAACTGCCTTCGAACAATCGTAGACAATTCTGTACAGGACATTTGAAACGCACCATCGCCCACTAAAACAATCGGTCTTTTTTCGGGTTGGGCCAACAGCATACCTAACACACCAGGAATGGCATTCCCCATTGAAGTATAAAAAGCAGACGCTATAAACGAAGATTTGTGATGCATCACTAAGTCAGCCGCACCGAACAAACAATCCCCAACATCGGCTATAACCGACATTGTTTCGTCTAATATAGAATTGATTTTTTCAAACAATCTAGTAACTGTTAGTTTGTCATTTGTAGGAATAAAAACCTGTTTATCTCGATTTACACTGCTCTTGATGTTGCATTCTAATTTTGGCAGGTCAAGTTTAAAAAACGCTTCACAAAACTCTTGAAATTGAATATCAGTATATGTGTGATTTTTAATCTTCATTCCTTCGATAGCACAATTCACACAATTTCTCTTTTTAAACCTTGATGGCATAAATGTCAAGGTCATATCTGTTAATAAAACACCAAACATTAACAAACAATCAGATTCTTCTACAGCTTTCTGCACGCCTTCTTGACTTGTACCGCCAGCATAAACACCTAAAAACAAAGGATGTCTTTCGTTCACCACAGATTTAGACAATAGTGTTGTCGCAACTGGAATGTTGACCCGTTCAGCGAATTTGATCAATTTAATTCCAAGATCAAATCTTGATAGTTGCACGCCAGCTAGAATTACTGGATTTTTAGCTGTTTTTACCCATTCTGCAACTTCAGACAAAGCTTCTTCGAAATTTTGCTCATCGCTTTTTGGAGCCATTGGAGTGCCTTGACGATACACATCATAAACAATTGGTTTATCGGCGATGTCTCTAGGAAGTTCAATGTAAATTGGTTGTTTGTGATGGGCTAACGCCTCAAAAGCACGATCAATTTCAAATCCGGCTGTAGTAGGATCATCTAAAACTACCGAGGCACATGTTAAATTTTCAAAAATGTTTTTTTGACATTCAAAAGAACGCACCATGTGATGCAGCAACATGCCCTCTTGTCGTTCTTTGATCCCAGGCGAACCAGAAATAATTACTACAGGGCATCGTTCAGCATATGCACAAGCCACAGAATTAGCGATCTTTAATGCTCCTACATTGTAGGTAACACAAACAGCACCAATGCCATTAACTCTGGCGTAAGAATTGGCCGCAAACCCGGCATGAGCTTCATCAGTACAATTTACTAAATCAATATTTTCTTGATCAGATAGCTTTTTATAAAAGTTAAGAACGTAATCACCTGGAACTCCAAAAACATGTTTTATCCCGGCATGCTCAAGTCGGTCCAATAAAAAATCGGCTACTGATGGCATATATTTCCTTTAATCACAATTCTTTTGTCGGTGAATTTATTATTTGAATTAAAAAACCTTCGCCTGACGCTGGAAATCGTCTGACCCAATCTACTCCAGCACCCAAACAACATCCAAAATCGGCGGCGGTCATTGTGCTAGGTGTGAAACTAATGTCGCTTATCGTATTAAAATCCAACATGTTAACAGTTTCTTCGTCTACGCTTAAACTTAAATTTTCAACAGGGTCAGTCATTCTTAACAATTTAAATTCTAACCAATAGCACCCTGGAGTACAAGTGTCTTTAACGTCATAATTATAAACAAATGAAGTCTCTATAATTTGATCGTGAGCAGTAGATCCATCTTCTTGAATAACATCACCCGTCACAGTCTCTATTGTGGCAGCATTTCCCATCGCTCTGAAAATTCGCATGCCAGTGCCTTTTTTCCAAGTAGTGACCGCAGTAGATCGATAACCTCTTTCAACTTCTACTAAAAAATTATTCTCATCAAAACCAATAACCAACATATATTCTGGCGACCTTACTCTATCCATGACAATTACATCGCCTACCATAATTTGATCAAAACCAATATTATCAGCTAATTGAAAATAAGTATCGGTAGCATTAATGCTTTTTCTTAATTTGGCTTTTGCCCAAATACTTGCCTCTAAAACCAAATTGGTATCTGTTAAATCCAAAGAATCATCATCTATAACAATTTTAAAAGAAGGTTGTGTGTCATGCCTTTTCATGGTGGCATCAGGACACACTCCAGGCGGGCAGCCCCATTTATTGGGACAAGGACAAGATTGATAAAAATTAGTTAATCCGATTGAGACATTATCCATAATATTCCTTGTGCGTTAAATAGCACTATTTATATATCGGACATCAATCGAAAACTCCAATTGATTCCATCCATTTCAGCCGGTCTCGCATCCAATTTAAATTACCTGCAAATTTTGATAAATGCATTGATGACAACCGAGCTATTTCTTCAATGGTCGGCCATTCCAATCCAGGCTCCCCATTATTAAAATAAACGATCCGTTTAACTCCATGTCCAGCCATTTGCAGCACACATGCTTTACATGGACGAACTGTCACATAGACAGTAGAACCTTTCAAATCTAGGCCGCTTGCATGTCGAATAGCATTAGCTTCAGCATGAATGACAAATGAACCTTTATTGGCAAAAGACCAATCAACTACAGAATCGATTATCTTAGAAGGTGGGCCATTGTAACCAGTAGATATAGGCTCGTTATTAGGACCAATAATACAAGCTCCTTCTTGAGAACGTGGATCTTTTGATTTAGAGGCGATCCAAAAACAAAGGCCCATGTAATAATCATCACGCTCTACAGTTGATCTTGGCTTTTCTTTTGTCATAATTATCTAATTAACATTTCAGCTAATTTAGCCTTATCTTCTATTTCTGGTGCTGTCACTATCAGTCTATTGGTGTCAAGCCAAGATTTAGCAGAACCATTATCATCTGGCTTGTTAATTAAATGTGGCAAATGAAAAGGAACTGACTTTTGAGAAAACATTGATTTATTCAAGTCCAGAATATCTTTCCCTTTAAAAGAAAGCCCGAATCTCACCAGACAACGACGAACCGCAATGTCGCTGTAATGGTCACTGTGTTGGTTTTGTTTTTTATAATCTAAACCAGATTCAATGTCAAATCGATTTGTGACATAAACATTAGAATAATTGTCAACCAAGTTTTTAAAATCATCAATATTATGTTTCAAATGCTCCCAAAAAGCATCTTCATATAATTGAAGACCCCATTCCCAAGAGTATAACTTTTTTTTAACAAAAAAAGCCCAAAACCAATTGCCCTTACCAGCCACTCTGGTTACTTTGGCCAAAAATTTATCTCGATTTACTCCAAGATCTGACACTTGTATATAATCTAGCATTAATTTACTTTAGGTTTCGGCGATGATTCTGGTTTTTTAGGATCAGACTTGTCCTTTGGCTCTGCTTTTTCCTCTTTGTCTGTAGTTTTGTTATCAGGTTTTTCTGCTGTTTGCGGTTTCTCTTTTTCTGGTTTTTTGGGCTCTGGCTTTTTCTCGTCTTGCTTGTGTTTATCACGAACCTTCTTAAGCTTATCTAGATCCCCTTCAAGAGCATCTACTTCTTTAAGCCAATTATCCAGGTTATTTGCATCCCCTGTTTTGCTTACCTTTTTTTTTTACTTTTCTTCTCTATGCTTTTCTTTTCCCAAGGAGCGGCGGTAGAATGACTGTTGACATTGCCGCCCAAACTTGCGGGTGGTTTTAATCCCAAAGCAACCTCTCTGCGTCGTCTAGTAAAGGCAGTTGATTCATTTTGCTGCCAGTCGTGATATTTAATAAGTGCCATAAAGTTATATAGTTATTAAATAAAAAAAACCTTAGTCCTGAGCAGGACTAAGGTTTTGGCAGTTTTACCGACTTAATTTTCTAATTTTTGGTCTAATATTCGAATTGACTTGATATAACCAAACATTTCGACCTCTAACTTGTCGCTTTGTTCGGAAATTACTTCTATTAAATCTGGGTGTTTTGCCAATTTTTCTTTTAGTAATTTGGCTTTTGCAGCAGTCTCAGCAATTTGTCCGACTAAAATTGAGCATTCTATTTGTAAATCTTTATATTCTTTTAAGGACATCATCAGTGTATAAACCAGACTCTATAAGTGTTATCTTTTCAAAATCCATTTCTGCCCTCGCTTTTTCTAACAATGATTCCAAGTGATTGTAACGAACAACCAACAATTGAAGCCACCGTATTTTACAATGCACCCCGGTATGATTGGAAAAATTCGATGCACTACCAAAAATGTAATAATATCGAACAAACTGTTTTTGAATGTGTGATCTAAAATACTTGAACAAATATCTTTTTGATTTTGGAAGCACTAAGTCAAAAAACTCACCTGAGATCAAATCTAAATCAAAACGCAAACTCGATCCCTTCGCAAAATTCCAAATACAACAATACAATGCCAGGAATGTATTTCGGTGGCACTTTTTCTATCGCACATGCTCTCATAATAGCAACCACTATTTTAATATCATCTGCAACTAGAGACTCATTATCCGTTTCTGTGGCGATGTGACCCGCCATTTCAATCCCACTATATGCTTTGCGTATGCCCGGTTCTAATTCCGTTGTGCGAACCATTGTGATGTTCCTTTCAGAACACAACAATCGCAGTGGAATCGCCCCGCCGCAATACATTTGTCTGCTGGCAAAGAAATTTATCACATAATTTCTTACCAACACCTCTTCTGGAATTTCGTCACACTCAACACACTCAATTTCATCATAGTCAACATCTTCTAATTCTACAGCCAACATAAATTATCTCCTGTTGCTGAACTACTTCCGTGCTTTCACAAAATTTAAACAAAAACATACGACCAAGTCAATAGATACTTAAGAAAACTAAAAAGAGGTCATGGATGAGATCAATTTTATTAACATGCATTTTGACAACCGCCTTATTCACAGGCTGTAGCAAAAATCTATCTCCGTTAAGCCCAGAGCTAAAACAAGAGCTAAACAACGCAAATGGGCAAATTGAAGAATTAAAAAACAACCAAGATAGCATTGTTTTGGAACTTGGAAAAATTCGAAATCAAAATCAAATGAACGCCCAAGAAATCAAAGATGCTCAACAAGGCTTGATCAACATGAAGGGCAGCCAAAATTCTGGTATCGCCATCTTTTCTGGAGACGGAGGTTTAATTATGTTCTTTGCCTTAATCGTTGCGGCATTTGTATTCATCTATCACTACAGAGATCGAGCCGTAAAAGCCGAAAAAACAGCAGACATATTAGCTCAATCTATTGCTGCACATGATGACATTGAGCTAAATAACAAAGTGTTTTCTGCCGCTATTAACACAGATGTCGTATCCGACGTTTATCGTCTTATTGTCAAAAACCAAAAATCAAAAATTTAAACATCCTTATCATAGCCTTGTTCTAAGTACCTCAAGAAAGGATATCCAGAACAATTATCCTCAATGGGATTATTTTGTTTTGTGGGATCTAAACCTTTGCTTTTACATTCTGCAATGAAGTTAGACACGCCAACATCGATTGTTTTCTTTTTTATGGAATTATGTTTCAAACAATACCATTTCGTATGATCGACATCATCGCTATCTAAATAACGACATGTACCAGGACCATGTAAAAGACAAATATCTTGAAGTTGTTTTTTGCTTAACATTTTTTCCTCGTTAGTAGATATCTACTTCTTTTCCAATATCGGAGATTAATATTCCTTGATCATGTTGGATCTCATGCTGGAATACGGCGGCAAAATAACCTTCGACATAATAGCCTTCTAATGTCTTTAACACAAGCTCATTTTGTTGATCTATTAGTTCGTAACCAGAAACAACAATTTTTTTATAGCGTTGTACTTCAAAAGTTCTTAGTTGGCCCTTAGAATTAACCAAAGAAAGACAACCTTCTAAATGCGTTATCTTTTCTTCGTCCACTGGCAAGAAGGTGCAATTTATAAAATATCTGAAGTTGTCTTGTGGATATCTAACCAAAAACAATTTCATTGGAAGACCGGCTTGCACTGCCGAGATGCCAACCCCTTTTTCTAAAACACATAAAACTTGCAATTGCATACAAGTTTTATAAATCTCAAAAAGAGTTTTTGAAGAATTAGATATAACCAGATTTTCCCCTAAAGGAATATCCGCCACAGGCACTATGTTTAAATTATTTTTCATAAATTAAAAAATGTGGACCAAGATTATACTTGGTCCACATTTTGTATTTTACTCTTCTACACAAAGTGCCTTTACAATTGCCTCTATCTTAGAATTAAGGAATTGACGTAATTCACCTTCGTCGCCCTTTAAATGGGCAGGAACATCAATAATTACGTGAATTTCCTCGCCGTCATTTACGAGTAGACTTAAATGCTTTTCAACTAAATCTCTAATCAAATGAGATACCGAACAACCCGCCTTTTTTGCAGATGCTTTTAGCAAATCTTGCATATCAGGTTCAATCGACAAACTCATTATTTTTAGTTTTGTTTTATTCTCGCTCATTTTATAACATTTCTATTAACCGAAATGCTCCCTTAGACGTGTTTTTAGTTGTTCTTTTTTACGTAGTAAATCTGCCGCTCGATCTTTTCTACGCCTTTTCTGTGTCTTGCTCTCAAAAGTCTGTCTTTCTTTATATTGAGTTAAAATACCAGAATCGTTGACATGCTTCTTAAATGTCGCAAATAGGAATTTAAAAGAACGATCTCTTTCTTCCCAAGACGCATTTGGCGGTAAGGACTTAGCCGTTACCCTTATTCTAGTTACAGACATTATAAACCATCCTTATTATTTATTAATATTTAGGCACTTTTATGAAGTGGGTTCCAAGTTTTTTGCGTTTAATCTCTCTAACTCTGCTATATGGCACTATTTCATACGATTCAGAGGGCGATGGCCAGTTGTCTCGACTGCTATCGCCTAATAAAGACATTAGTCTAATCATTATACTATCAAATATTGCTAAATTCCAGCTTGATTTATGACTTTCTTCCAATATTGAAGGAAATAAATACAAATATTCTCTCGGCAAGCCATTTCCACACAAATCATCTATCTCATATTCCTTTAAATTATTATAAATCATCCGCTCCTGACAAGAAATATAAGGACAACGAGCGGCTATAGCAAGTCTAGATATACCGGAAAATACATCCAATACGCAACCTACCGTCCGCATTGCCGACATTAAGCTAGAAACGCTCAAATTCGACAAATAAACGCATTTTTCTAAAAAATCAGGTGAAACATCAAATGTGTTGTAATTTTGGTAAATAACGGGCAAATAACCATCTTTAAGCACCCTTTCTATCAAATTAATCCAAAATACTTTAGATGCCTCTTCGGATCTCAATTTTCCGTTTTTCCAGCTTTGCACATACATCGAAGGATAAATAAATATTTTGTTGCCAGGAGCCAACATCCTTCTATTAAAATCATTGCCCAATACATTTGATGATGGAATTGATGGCAAAAACCTCTTTATATTTTTAAACCTTTCTTGATACTCTTTGGTAAACCCATTATTGTAAAATGGCTCCAAAGCAGACCAATCCAACACTTCTTCAAAAAAAGAATTTAATATTCTCTGACAACCTAACACCACGTCATGACGATTAGAAAAACAACTGGCATGATTGTAAATTGATCGCAAATGACTTGCATCTTTAAGCATTTCTGGATTCAAATCCCAATATTCGTCAACATATGGGAACAAACCTTCGTTTCCAGGCCATGACGCCAAAATAAAATATTTTGAACCCCTGGCCTCTTCTCTAAACTTTCTCAAAAGCAAAGAAGATAAAGTAAACGTAGATCGAATATCACCAAAAAACAACAATATAGTCACATTGGAAATTGTTGTCGGCACCGACTTTTCCGAATATCTAGCTCTGATGAAACCAGCTTTATCCGCAGCACGCTTCAAATTTTGCGTAACAGGTATAGCATCCAAATCAACCACCTATCCGAGCAGAATTATCCCGCTGCATATCCTGAGCGGCAATCTGACTCTCTAACAATCCAAAAACAACCTCGAAATTACCAGCCTCAACCTCAACCACACATTTATCCAATAAATTCAACCCAGCCAAATTGTCATTATAGACATTTAAAAAATGAGATATAACCAACTTCTTCGGACTGAAATCGCAAAGATTTAATCGATACCCCTCTTGACCATTACCCCAGATCTGATCCGGCGTCTCAAAAATGATATATGGCGTGCCCATCATCGCCGCCAACCTAGTGCTTGCAGTCCAAAATTGAACCGTAAACTCCAATTGTTTAACAATCGCCAAAGTTAACTCTAAATCCTTAGATTCAGGCAACCTAGAAAAATCAACTATATGATCCAAAGGACAAGCTAATGTAGATTGTTTTTCTCCCAACCAAATCGGGGTGTAGCCTTTAGACTCCAACAATTCAATTAACTTAACATAAAATTCGGGTTGTAGATTTCTACCATAACATGTTCTGCCCCTGGCAAAGACACCAACGGGCTTAACTCCCAAATAAGTTTTAGCCAAAGCCATCTTCTCTGCACTAGGATTTGGAATCTTGGTTACATTGGCCTTATGATGTTGAACGTCCCCGAATAAAGATTGATTTACATTTGTACTTTTACACTTAACGCACTCGGCGACCTTTACTATACTGCCCCAGAATGCACCGCAATTGTTGCACTTAACGCCTACAGCTACTTTTCCCAAATCATTAGAATTTATAACATGACCAGCAAAATTACTCATTCTTTTTTCAACAAGCTTGATGTTTTTTGATTCATTGTGAAACGCACGAGCATATTCCCTAAGCCACATATGCTCCTCTTTAATTTCCCAAAATTCGTCCACCAAATGACGATATAAATATTCTCTGCCGTACCAACCCGCCACGATGATATATTTACCAGGATTCTCTCGAATGATCTGCGGGATGCAATACATCATCCCAACCGTCTCGCAACCAAACTCAGAGAAGCAACATATGATCAAAATTTGATCTATGTTAGTTGGTTTGGGCCTATTATTGAACTTAACAATATTAAAATCTAAATTTTTAATAGTTCTTTCTACGGCGATTTCTTTTTTATCACCTGGATTAAAAGACTTTACGCTCAATAATTTCATGTATTACCTTTAATTCTAGTCTGTTTGACTATTTTATGACAAGTGGGACACTTAAATTTTCTTGGACCTCCGCAATTACCACACTTCACAATTTCATGAAGATCCTTTAAATCTTCAGAAATCCCCGTGCTATAGCGTGTCCAACCACACTTGCATTGCAATAAGAAACGATATTCCATATCGTTAAGAGAGAAAGAACTATTAAATAATTCTTAGTGTTTTCGAAAACTATTACCATTCCTTTGGCATTGGATAATTAGCAAAGCAATCCTCGTCGTGATTTGAATCATCAAAATAATATCTGAAGTTTTCAGCCGAATCTAAATCCTGATTCCATGTTCGGCCATCCCAAACTTCAATCCCCTGTGAATCGATATTCTTTTGCGTATAAAAGCTCCCTGGTGTTTCTCCCAAATCATCTGGCTTCCAAGAGTTACGGTTCAATTTAAACCGTAAAATAATAGGAATATAGCCTTCTTCTAAAGGCTGATCGGAATGAGTGTAGGCTTGCTCTGCCATTGCATCCAACCAATATTGAACACATTTTGGGTTCGAGCAAAAGAAAACACCCTTGGCAGAATGATATTGCAAATGAGGCTTGAGCCAAGCAGAAGTACCAGCCCGTGGCATCAATTTAGATGCCGCAATACCTTCCATATTTCTTAGATAGGTAACTTGATAGGCATGAGGATTCCGCCCCGTGGTATTCATCCATTCGTGAAAGCTTAGCATTCACTATTTAGATGAACGATCATTCTTTTCTCCCAGAAAACGCATTATGGCTGTAAAATCGAGTTGTGCTACCAATTTCGGCTCGACCCGAAACTGCGCCATGTTTGTCATAAATAGAAGCAATGCTTCCAGAAGTAGCAGTGCGGCCCACAAGAGCCCCTGCTTTGTAGATTTGATAATTACCACCGCTTCCGTAAGCCCAACCAGTAACGGAACCGCTGCGGTCATAAAAGGTCGTTTTGTTGCCAGCTACTTCATACCGTCCAGCAAAGGAATTAGATTCAAATATCTCAATTTTGTTGCCGCTTCTTTTGCTGCGACCTTCAAGACGACCATTCGCATTGTAATAATTGGCTGTTGATGAACCAAGTAAAATTCTTGCAGGCTCAATGGCAAAACAATTTGCCACCAATACCGCCATCGCAATTACAATGGTGACATAAATGAACACCTTCAAAAGAAACTTCAACATAATGACCCTATTTCATTAAAATACGATTGATTCTTTTAGTTTCTTTTTCGTTATACAGATCCCAAATTTTGATTTTGGTCTCATCATCATCTTCTTCTTCGATACTACCACCAGCTAAAGGATACTTATACGCTCCTTTACCTAGTTTACCACCACCGCAGCCAAATTTACCAGCAAATTCTTTGCAAAGATCTGGCACCATGATACTGGCATTGCGACTTCGCACGCTGCCCTCTAGCCGGTCGCCTTCCACCATCGCAAAAGCCACGGCTGTATTGACATCTTCCCAAGCCAACATGGAGTCGGCCATATCGGCAATCATATCCCGATGTTTAGCCGGAATGATACCCAAACCAACAATTCCCAAACCATCATTTACTAAAGCATTTTTAACCGCTTCGGCCTCATGATCTATCCAGAACTTTGGTTTCTCCCAATGAATAATTTTTTTGATGACATTCAAACTTCGAAACTCAAACAACTCTGACCATGCGTCAAACTCATATTGAGTAGCATCATCGGACATGAGTGATTCGGTGTCGGTAGAAATGCCCACCATCATACCAGTGGCTATTTTACTATCGTTATCATTATCGTCTTCAAAGTGAAAGCTTTCTGGTGGTCTGGCAGCATCTTTGACCGCACGCATATTCTGCATGCTTTTTATTAGATGATAGATTGTGCCACAACAACTGCCAGCTTTAATGTTGATAAACAAACCATTAAATCCACCATTAGGGATTTCTCGATGGTGATCAACAACCAAATCAAATTTGATCAGATGTGTGCCAACCCCTGCATTCGCAGGAACTGTGTCCACCAAAATGTGAAAGCCATATTCCTCTGGCTTGTATAAATCTATCGTTTTGAGATTGGGATCTAGCAAATTCACCATTGCTCTATTTTGAGGATGGGAAATTGTGCCGTCGTAGAAAGATTCTGACTCTATACCATATTTCTGCAAGAGCCATTGAATCCCCATAATACTACCGATGGCATCGGGATCTGGGGTGGCATGCGTGAACAAAGCTGCTTTGGTATCTTTTTTGGCCTCAAGCAACTTCAAAAAGTTCTTGAAATAGGCTGCATTCCCAGTATTACGAGGTTCTGAAACCTCTTTTTCGTCTTCCATTTTTTCCTCTATGAACAAAATCGTTTCCGTCCACAAAGCATTATACTACGGAAAACGACTTTGTAAATCTGTTGTTAATCGTAGATCAAATGTTTTTCTCTTAGCCATTTAGCCAAGCTGATTTCTACTTTTTCTCCGTCTGCGTTATCTGTCGTCAAATACATAGAAACCACCCAAACATTATTCTTGTGCTGCTGAAGAATAATTCTGGGGCTTGTACACTGATTTATGAAAGCCAACACCTTAGCTTTAGCGTCTGGGGTGGATCTCACATCTAAAATTGCGTGAATCCTTTTATCATCCGCTAAAATTAAATCAAATTCATCTCCCCCAATTACATTGATCTTTTTCACGGTAATTGGGTTTTGTGCTTGAATATATGAATTTGCAACGGGATCTGTTGGATGGTGAATTTCGATTTTATGTCTAACAACGGCTACGCCTACGACAATCAAGGCGACCAATGTTAGAATCAATAGAATCGAATTTTTATATTTCATTTTTTTCACCAGCGGCTTCGGCCATTACAGATTGCAAGTCATGCAACTCAGGACACCACAAGCCATACCTACTGACATTTTTACTGAAAACGCTTAAATCCAAAGGAGCAACCCGCCACTTTGGATTCCCATCGTCATCTAATTTAAACTCACTAGTATATTTAATCCGACCCCACTCATCTTTAACAACTATTTTCTTTTTTCCTTCAACTATTGTCTCGGGAACATAATCCGGCTCACAACGAGTTAAATGCAGGTCGATAAGAGCTTCCTGTTGATGACTATTTAACACCGAATGCCAAACATCCGAACAGATGGTGATGCAAAAATCCTGTTTTTGCGGCTCTTGAAAGAGTTTATTAAAAACCGAAAACTTGCTAATTGAGCCCCAATTAAAACGATCTTTAATAAAAGGCTTAGATTCATTGAAAACTACAGCAAAGTGTGCAGTTTGAAGACGAGGCTCATGATACTTAACTTTGACACTATTAAGTAGATCTACAACATTAGAGGGAGCTTTCCAAGCTAAAGACATAACATATCTCCAAATTGGAATTTTACAAATTAAAACCAATTAATGCAAGCCCACAAATGAAAAAAGCCGCATTTAGCGGCTTAATTTTTTAGTCACCTTGGTGACTTGGTATTCCTTGGGATAACCCATCACTAATTTCATCAATTTGCTTTTGCAAAGATACAATTTGAGATTCTAGTTTAGCACTTGTATCCGCCAAACCCTCTAAGCCATTAAGTTTATCCAATAATCCGTGCAATTTAACCTTAAGACTCTCAAGATTTTGCAAATCAGAAATATCGTAAGTTGAGCCTAAAGACACAGGATTTTTAACATCTTGGTCGATTCCAATAGAACTAGGCTTGATTGGATTAGCAGAACTTGCCATTGCCCGAGCCATTGTTTTTGGGTCAACCTTGACATCCTCCTGCATCAAATCACCTTCTAGATGATCATCGTCATACTGATTCCCCAAATCATTTTCATCTGGGGCGTATTCTTTAGATAAACCGTAAAGATTGTTCCAGTACTCGGTATCCGAAACATTTGCTTTGTCAGAGGATTTATCAGAAGACATGCCAAAGAAATCCGTAAAGCCAGTAGCTGCTGAAGGAGCCGCTGGTTTTTGATCCTTAAAGGCATCGGTTTTCAAAGCAGCATCCCACTGATCCTGCCATTTTTCAAAGTCATTGTAATCTTGATCATTCATAATAAAATATATAGTTTCTTTTTTATGGTTTTACCAACAATTCTTCGACTTTCTTAATATCTGGCTGTTCATGCTTTAAACCATTATAATAGAATTGGTTATACCAACCCGTAATGTTTCCTGTATATCGGGTATATCCATCTAGAAACCGATAAAAAGCATAAGACGTATCTGTCAAATATGTCCCCTGCTCCACAACATCTGCCAAGTTGTTTTTATTCCTCTTAAAGTATTTGCCCGCTCTAATCAAAATAGTAAACAAAGATCTTTTCATGGCTCGTTCCATCCACCATTTAGAGGGCCGAACGCAAATCACATCCTCAAATTGTGTCGGCTCAAATAAGGTTAGGGCTTTTAATTCCAACTTCCTTTCGATAAATTGGATGAAAGCCGCAATATTTTTCTCTTTATTGATTTCATGACAGAACAAAAATCTATCTTTTTTCTTCGACTTTGAAAGAGTTGAATGAACAGCATCACGACATCGCAACCAACTGTCGATTGTCAGCCGCTGTTTATCATCTTTTGCTATGGCAAAATAATCAGCTTGTCTTTTGTTGTAATAATATATTTCTTCTTCCACAAACTTAATCTTTTTGTCGCTGTAATTTTTTAAAATAGCGCCCATCTTAACCTCAAAGATTTAAAAGAGAAATACTTGTCCAGTGCGGATCAGCAGGAATGTTCTGAGGGTCTGTGTAGTAAAACAGTTCGATCTTATATTTGTAAGGCTTCTCCAAAACTTGCTCTTTTGTCATGCCCCCAACTAAATCTTCTGCTATTTGCTTGGGAACCAAAACGGAATCTATTTCAGAAGCATGCAATAAATTTTTCATGATCTGTGATGCAGCCACGCCTTTATTGGGCATATACAACAGATCAATCATTTGCTTCTTTTCATTACTTGCTACAAAATCAGCCATCGCCGAATAACACACCATCACCTGCCCTTTTTTTGGCGTATGCAGACGAACATCAAAAAAATGCTGGTCGAAGTTGTCTTTATCTATAACTAATTCTTCCATTACACCACCAAAACGTTCTTTAAATTGATAAGATTTTTAGGAGAAACCAAAGATTCCACTTTGTCTACTTCGTCTAACTGAGATGGCCTAGCCAAAACAACAATTCTATAATCTTTGTTCTTGTCTTTTGGAATTTCTTTCCACCTATTTTGTTTTGCCGGGGCATCAAATGTATAACTCTGCCAACCTTGCTCAGGTTTTTTCAAACGAATGCTTAAAAAATTACCTTTTCTAACATCGCTTTCCCAATATTCCAATTCCTCTTTAAATCTATCATAATCATCAGACCAAAAAGTAATCATTTGAGATTTAGAGTTGGCATCTTCTACTAAAACCGTGTAATACACAGTTTTATTTTTAGACTTAGATTCTTTTCTTCTGGGTCTTTCAATCACATGGACTTCACATGCTTTTGTTGTAATCGTCTCGTCTTCATCAAAGTCAAAAAACGTCCTGTCGCCTTGGAAATCAGGACTGCTTTCTAACAAATGTCGCCAACTAAATCCATAGAATTTACTCTCGGCGATCTGAGGAACTTCGCACAAAAGCTCTTTCATTTCCACAGTCAATTCCGTTGCCGACTCAAAATCTTCCAAAGAAGCAATGCCATCCAACTCCAATTCTGCATTTGATTTTGTTTTTTTGTACTTTTTAACCACTTTCCAAAGCGTTCTGATTTCTGATTCTTCTAACAACTTCCAAGGGCAATCAGCACCCTGCATGTACTCAATGAACGCTCTTTCTGTATCAAACTCTGCTGCATCTTTTAGAAAACTCATATATTTTTCGTCTACCGTGAACTCTTTAAGCTGCTTAACAGACATCTTTGCTTTAAGTGCCGAAAACATTAAAAGTAGTTTGTCTCTTGAAGATATATCTGGTCCTTCTGGACCTTCGATTTCTTTTACATCTGATAAAATCAACTCGACCTCTAATGCGTATTTCTTATAGCTTTCCTCAGTCCGCTTCACGCTATCAGTTAGTTTTTTAACTTCCGCTTTGTAATATTCATAATACAAATACAGCTTGACCGGATCGCCTTCAAACACTCGCAAAGCAATTAACGCCTTAACAACATTTGCTTCTGTGCCAAATCTCTTTAGAAAATCTTCAAAGTCTCTATATGGCTGCCCCGCCACTATCCTCGCCGCTATTTCCTCCCCCACACCCTTGATATTGGAAAACCCCATGTAAATGGCATCATCAACAATATCAAACTTTACTTTAGACTTATTTAATGTGACACGACCAATGCTGATTCCCATGCTTTCAGCTTCTTGCCGATAGCCTTTTAGCTTCGCCGTATCATCGCAACAACTTAAAATAGCTGTAAAAAACTCCAAAGGATAATGTGCCTTCAACCACAACAATCGACTAGAAACATAAGTATAAGCAATGGTGTGCGACTTATTAAAACCATATTCGGCGAAAGCCTCAATTTGATCCCACAATTCGGATACCCGAGCCTCATCCCAGCCTAAAATCTCTTGGCCATTCTTTAAAAACATTTCTTTGTAACGACCAAATATTTCTATCTTTTTCTTAGAAATAGCCTTTCTTACAATTTCACAGTGCATATCTGGCACATTGCCAACCGCACGTAAAATCTTCATAACCTGCTCTTGATAAACCATCACGCCATATGTCATTCCCAAAATTGGCTGCAACACTGGGTGCAAAGTGTATTTTTCGTGACCACGTTTTCTTGCCACAAAAACATCATGCATTCCCAAACCCATCGGTCCTGGTCTATACAAAGCAGAATAAGCTGCAAGATCTTCGAAATTATCAACGCCACCTCGACGCACCAACTCTCGAATACCATCTGAATCAAATTGAAATATACATTTTAATTTAGCTTCAGATGCCAAGGCAATCGCAGCGGGATCATCTAAGTATGCTGTGTCGCTCCAGTCGGATTGACCGGGCAAGGCACATATAGAAGTCACACCATGTCGTTCTTTAATAATACGACATGCAATTGCAATCTGCATTAAATTGGTAATTACCAATAAATCGAATTTAATTAGCCCAAGTGGGCCTAAATCCGTACCATGCAAACCTTCTACAAAGGCAGAAGTTGGCAAACCATCCTTGCCACGTACCAATGGCACCAAAGCATTAATTGGACGATCAGCTATAATTAATCCAGCAGCATGCGTTCCTGCACCACGATTACGATGCAATAATCTGTGAGCGGCATCCGCAACATCTGGGTTTTCATCACAATAAGTCTTGAGATCAGGATATTGCTCCATCGCTTTATCCCAAGTCAAATTGTTGCCATCGTCATCCTTCAGTCCTATTTTTGTAGTGATCTTTAAGATATCACTACGATCTTTGCCATGTACACGAACCATATCGATCAAGGAAGACTTGATCTTAAATTAAGTGTAATTTCCGATAGCACAGACATTATCTTTACCAAATTCCTCAATTGCCCATTCGTTCTTTAGATAATCACGAACTATTTGAAGATAATCCGTATCCACGTCAGGAAATTCACCCAAAGTATATTGTGGCTCTAATTCAATATCAAAATCATCCACCAGCCTTAACAGCTTGGCCACAAACAAATTATTTTCATTCTTAGCAAATTTAGCTTTTCTATCAAACAAATCCAAAAAATAATCTTGCGCCATTAATATGTCAATTTCTTTCACCTCCATTTCCAACCTAGCTTTATACCTAGCATCGTATCCATCATGATCAAAAATAGCCCAAATAATTTTCAAAAACTTTTCTTGAGAATCCATAATTTTATACTCCTACGTATATATAGATTATATGTAAAATAAAAGGAATTGTCAATGAAATACACAGATAAATTAGAAAATGCAATCAAACTCTATCTACATGGACTATCTTTGCAAGCAGCCGCTAAAACAGCAAATGTATCCTATAGCAGCCTTCAATTAAGAATTAAAAATCTTAACCTTACTAGAAGCAACAAAACAAATTCTAGAAAATATTTTGTAGATCATAATTTTTTCGAAAATATCAATTCAGAAATTAAAGCTTATTGGTTAGGATTTATGTATGCTGATGGGTATATCTCTAATCGTGGTTCACAAAAATTAATAGGGGTTGCCATTGGCACAAAGGACAAAAATCATTTAACAAAATTCGTCAAACATTTAAAATCTAATTATCAAATTAAAGAATACACGGCTAATAGCGGTTATAGCAAAAATATTATTTACAATAGACTTTTAATGACTTCAGAAACAATGTTCAATGATTTACTTAAACAAGGACTTACCGAACACAAAAGCTTAACACTCAAATTTCCAAGCATCACCAAAAAACTCGAAAGACATTTTATAAGGGGCTATTTTGATGGCGATGGTTCGTTTGCAAAAGCCGTTAATGGCTACAACATTAAAATATGCGGAACAAAAGAGTTTTTAACAGCCATTTTGAATATATTTCAAAAAAACAAACTTAAATTACACCAAAGAAATCCCGATAAAGATAAAAATAATTACTACTTAACTATAGGTGGAATGCAACAAGTTAAACATATAGCTGATTATCTATATAAAGAATCCACTGTTTACTTAGACAGAAAACATACGCTTTATGAAATAATTAAAAGCTATTAAATCCCAACAGCTTAAAAACTTCAGTTAAATATTCTGCGGTAGCTATATTTGTGCCACCATAAGTCGTCTCTGCATTGCCAGCTACATTAAGCACTTCTATATTATTATTCAATATCCAATCCACCACATCTTGATGAGGAATTGGATTGTTTAAATCAACATCAATATACGGTTTATTATATTGCTTAATTGCATTTAAAGTGCAAATTTCACCTCTAGATTGAAAATTAAACGCCAATCTAATTGTGCCATCTGCATCTTTGGCATTTTGATAAGTCCTTGGAACATAACTAGCCGAGACATGTTCTTTTATATTGTATAAATTTGCATATTCAGGACGAGACCCGGCTGTAGTTTTGTATCCTTTGGGCATAATGCCATCTGTTGGAATACCAAACTTTTTAGCAGTGACCAATCCCGCAATATCAGCCCCATTTTGAGCGCCTGAAATACATTTTTTCAACATTTCGTACCATTCGTTCCAACAGAAATAATATACGTTTTTACCAACTCCATAGCCTCAATAGTGGTAAATTTTTCGGCAAGGCAATTATCGTAAAGCCTTCGCCAATGAGGCGGGTAAATCTCCGATACCAATGCCATGCTTTGATCCAACTTCGACAAATCATTATTTTCCATTACTTGTCTTCCTTTTCAAATTTGGTGAAACCCAAAGTATTTTTATCTTCATCTGAAGACAAACGATTTTCTACCATGCTTTGCAAGCTATCAATGACTGTTTTATAGGGATCGCCCAAAATACAAACAGCAGTATAAAGCTCTTTAAGATGAGCAACTGACATGCCCACTGTATCTTTAACCCATTTATCCAAATCGACCTCAACATCACCAGGAGCTTGATTTTTCAACAAATGCTCAAGATACAATCTGCGAGATGCCTTGCTGGGGTGTGGCATTTTATACCGACGATCAAATCTACTTGGACGATTGATAATTCGTTCGCCTAATTTCTCAGGGTAGTTAGTAGTAGCCAAATAAACCACTTTATCAGTGGTTTCAACACCATCCAAAATATTCAACACCTCCGTCTCACCCCACTCTTCAATAATAGCATCAATATCTTCTAACAAAACTACTATTGGTGTTAATTTTTGAATAGTGCGAATAATTCTCATGCATTCAATAAACACGCTTGGATTGCCAAACTTTATAGCCACACCATCTCGCTCAAACACATCTTTCAAAATAAGCTTGATAGTGCTGCTCTTGCCAGATCCTGGTGGACCCCAGAAAAGCAAACCACGCTTATATGCCAATTTGTTTTGACGATATTTATCTTCTAGTCCCCAAAAATTCTTGATCTCTTCTACAATTAGTTTGGAGTTGGTTTCTGGAAATTCCAATAAACCATTTGTGTTACATTCTACTTTTTCAAAAAAGTAACCACGATTAGGACAATATTTTGGCTCCCAAAGTGCTGGTCCTAACTCTGAATAAGTACGACCAGCAGGAAAAAACTTAGTGTTATCTGTTGATGTCCATTGGCAATATGCCCCAGAACTAGCCTCTTCATCTGTTTCTGGAGACCGATATCCATTGCTATAATAAATAGTTCCAGGCTTATTGATATTGTTAGTTGTAGTCTTGGCTACATCAGACGCCTTCAATATTTTATTTAATTCTTGATTTTCTTCAATCGTCATATTTATTCCAAATGATTTGTTTTAACTGCGGATTGTAAAAATGAAAAATCGGTATGAGGTGCCCAATAAGCGTACTTCCAACTGATACCGTGCATCAATACTATTTTGATCATTAAATGTTGGACATCAAATAGCTTAGCAGCAAGTATTGAAAAACTACTATCTGCTCCGATGAAATACTTGCCTTTTTTTAGGATCTCGATAGATTCAAAAATGTCAGTTTGGCCAGAGCAATCAATAATACTAGGATGGTCAGGAACTGGTTCTCGTTTGTCGTTTAAGACCACGCCTGTTATTTTCTTTCGTTCTAGAAACCGTATGACTTCTTCCCAATCAGATGTCAATAAATTCCTAGAAACGCCTTCATAAATACTGCCATCTAGATTCCTAAAATTGCTCGATGCATAAGGACAAATTACAACATATTCTATGGGAAGGTCAATACTAATATCTGATAATTTATAATTTAACCAACTTGATTTATTATAAGCCACATGTCCAGCAGCGAATTGCGGGAAAATTGTAAATATTCCAAAATCAACAGCATTTAAAAACTCTGGATGGTCCGACTGGCAATCCGCCTTATTTGCAATATAAGGTCGTTCGCTAAAATCATCCCATACCACAACATGCTTTTTTATGTTGTAACAAGGCAGAACCGAAAATAACTTTTGCAATACCTGCGATTGCTTGGTCGCATAACAAATAGTTTCTATGTTTGATTTAATGTCGTCGCTTAGAAAACTATCAATTGCAAAAATATCACCAATGCCGCCAGTAAGAAAAATAGACTTAGCATTTAAATCTATTTTTGGAACTTTCTCATGACAATGACACTTGGCATCGCAACCAATTACTTGAATGTTGCCCACAGCAAACAATTCTGCCAAGTCATTAATTCCCACCTCGGCAAAACCATATTTGAAATCTGGATGCGTGTATTTTCCACCATATTGATGCACTTTGTTATCAAATGTGCCAAATGTAGTTTTTTTACACGCAAAGACAACTTCAAAATAATTTTGCCCTGGCACTTTATGGGCAGTCGCCGCAAAGAGGACGCCTGATCTTATGTATTCTACAAGATAAGTTGAGTATAATTGTCCATTTTCATCCAATGGAATTAAATAAAAGCCAGATCGCTCTGGCTTTTCTATTTTCAAAATACATTGATTGGGATCATCGCCCTCCACCATATAATACATATATGGATAATTATAACAATATCCGTCCATTAAACCTCTTGTGTAGATACTTTAGCTACTTTAACTACAGATTCATGATCATCTAATTTAACTATTTTAACACCACTCGTAGTGCGTCCCGTCTCTCTAATATCTTGTAAGTCTATTCTAATGCATTTGCCACTTGAAGTAAGTGCAAGCAATGAATCTCCCTTCGATACAGCACATGCCCCAATTATATCCCCATTTTTAACTAAAGTTTGCTTTTTAATTACAGAATAGCCTTTGACATTTTTATTGGTCAAAGCACGATATTCTTTTGCAGAAGTCCTCTTGGCAAAACCGCCACTTGTAACCACCAATACATCTGGCGTGTCCTTAACTTCTAGTGTAAACACCTGAGCCACTGTATCATCCAAATCTAAACGCATTGCACGACTACCTCTTGTCGTCCGACCTTGGATCGGAACGATCTTCTCGTTGTATCTCACACACTGCCCCTTAGCAGTGACGATAAATACATCCTTTTTGCCATCCGTCACACAAGCAAATGCTACTTGGTCGCCCATCCCCAATTGAATAGCGGCAATGCCACTGTTCTTTCTGATGGTGTTGTATTCTTTAATCTCGCTCTTTTTAATCACACCGTTCGTAGTGACAATCACTAAATAACCAGATTCATCAATGCTTTTGATGCTAACCATGTTGGTCACAAATTCACCAGCAGCAAGATTCAACATATTGCTGGCGTGCAATCCCTTGCCAGTCTTAGACCCCTGAGGAATCTCATAAGCCTTACGTTGATACAAAATGCCAAGATTGGTAAAGAACAACACCAAACTTTTGCTGTTGGCTTCAAACATTTCAAAAATGTTTTCTGGCTTATCCGACTTGCTCACAGCTATTGAACCGGCTCCACCACGAGCTTGAAGCTTATAGCTATCCAAAGATACAGACTTCACATACCCGTCGCCAGTAAGCGATATCAATAATTGCTCGTCTTTGACCAAATCCTCATCGGCAATATCTTCTGCATCTCCGACTATTTGGGTGCGACGATCATCACCCAACTTCTTGGCAAGCTCTTCCTGCTCCTGCACAATCAACTTCAATATTTCAGATGTATCTTTTAATATGCTGTTCAACCATTTAATTCTGTCAGTGAGTTTATTTAACTCATCAACAAGCTTGTTGACCTCTAATTTTGACAGTTGTCTCAACGTCAAAGCCAAAACGGCTTTCGCCTGCTCAACAGTTTTTACATATTTTTTAGATAGCAAATCCTCTTCTGGATTATCCGAACTTCTAATTAATTTGATAACAGCATCCAGAACATCAAAGATGCCAATCAAACCTTCCAAAATGTGAATTCTATTTTTAGCACGAGTCAATTCCGCCGTGTACTTGTTGGTCAGCATTAACTTTCTGTGATCAACAAACGCCGAAACCAACTCCAATAAATTGGCATCTGGAACTACCTTGCCATCAACAAGCACAGTGTGATTTACAGCAATCTTCTTTCTCAAACAAGTCTGCTTGAGAAGCTGATTCAAAACCAGATTTGGATTGCCGCTCTTGGCAATGTAAATAACAACCCTAATGCCCGTCTTCTTTGAAGACAGATTTTTCAAATCAGAAATGCCAGTTATGACTTCGTCGTCAACTAGCTTCTTAATTTGAGTGCATAATTGATCTGGGCTGATTTGATAAGGCAATTCAGTAACTACAATCGAATTGCCTTTGCCATCTCGCTCTATAGCATACGTGCCTTCAAGTGTTATCTTGCCATGACCTGTCTTGTAATAATCAATAACACCCTGTCTTCCTAAAATTTTTCCTCCTGAAGGAAAATCAGGACCGGGCATAATTTTGACTAATTTTTCACAAGTGACATCGGGGTTCTCAATGTACTTTTTAATGACGGCCACAACTTCTCGATGGTTGTGGGGCAAGATCTTTGTCGCCCAACCAACCGCCACGCCTTCTGAGCCGTTAACCAATAAATTAGGCAACATCGACGGAAGAATAGTGGGCTCTTTACGTTTTTCATTGTAATTTAAAACATAAGGAACCACATCTTCAGACAAATCCGCAAGCATCGCTTCTCCGAAACGAGAAAGCTTTGCCTCGGTATATCGCATAGCGGCTGGAGGGTCGCCGTCAACATTACCGAAATTACCCTGGCCAATCAAAAGAGGATATCGCAGAGCCCATGACTGCACCATGCGGTACATCGTCGGGTAAACAACAGCTTCGCCATGTGGATGATAATTTCCACTGATGTCACCGCAAATTTTAGCCGACTTTTCTGTGGCTCCATTTGCTGTTAATCCCAAATCATTAATGGCGATCAACACTCGACGCTGAGATGGCTTCAAACCATCTCGAACGTCAGGTAGAGCCCGTTGCTCTAGCGTCATGAAAGCATACAACGTAAATCTTGAATCAAGAACTGTCGCCAGTTCTTCCTCAGACATAAGTTGATCTGCGGTGTCTAATTTTTTCGCCATTAAATTCTTTCGTAAACCGTAATCGTTTTCTCTACCGGCTTAACTTCGTAAAAATCCATTGCATCATCTAACTGGCTACCATCGTATGAACTGTAATAGCCATCTGCTTGGAAAATACGATCTCCAAACTTCCATCTCCAGGTATAACCGTCATGGTCATCATCCGAACTACGCTCGCTATCCATGAAGGCAAACTTTAATTCAGATTCCAAAAAGGCTTTGACCTTTTCAAAGCCGCCTTCTTCATCTTCTCCATAATAATAGCCTTCATTGCTAATGAATTCACTCCACACTTCCTCTCCAACATTTTCCAAAATAGCTTTTTTGAGTTCTTCTAAAGATAATTCGCTCATTTTTAATCCTTTTCTCTATAAACAGTAATTTGCACAGCCTTCGCTTCATAAAAATCTTGAATCTTATCCATATAACACCCGTCATACGAAGAGTATTCGCCACTAATTTGATACAATTGACCATTAAGCTTCCAAGTCCAATTGTAATACTCCCCCTGACGAGATGCATCAACGAATTCAAACTTCAAACCAGTTTCTTCTTCAAATTCTTTGACGCCATCTTTATAATCGCCTTCGCTTTCAATCAATTCCTTGAAAGCACTAAAGTCATACTTCTCAATCAATTCTTTTATTTCAGCTAATTGCATTTCTTATTTTCCCTTCTTTCAATTTTGACGTTACATTGGTTTGCTCAAAGTAAATTCACCCTCGGTCCAAAATGGTTTTCATATGCTTTTACTTGCATTTTTGGATCATATGTTTCAATATACTTAGTTTTATTCTTTAATACAAGGTCGCATAAAAAATAAAACTTTTCCATAGAAAAAGCCCATTTCATAACATTGATATCTTTATGAACCCATTGAACATTTCCTTCAACATACCCCTCAGAATTGTCAATGCGATCTAAAGATGCTGTTTGCAACTGGGATTCTTTTTTATACATATGCCTAAATTCCAAAGGCAATTCGGTAATAGCACAATTTCTATTTTGTTTAAGAAAAACATCCCAACAATAGTCAATACTTATTGACCATTCAAGATTTCTATCTTTAGCATCACGTTGCAAACGATTAAAATAAGATCCGCTTATTTCTCCATAACCCTTCCAGCATCGCTTTTGCATCATCTCTATTCTGTAACATCCACATGATTGATTGCCCCCCTTTTTCAGACATGTTGAATATTGTGTTGTTGTGTTTCCACAATCGCATTTGCATGTCCATCTATCACAACGACGTTTTCCATTTGGCGACAAAGCGTCATCCGCCCTTTCAATTACAACAAGTCTTCCAAATTTTTCTCCCACCAAATCTTTTCTTTTTTTAATCATAATCACCTTTACTATAAAATTAGGAACTATTTGCCGCACATTATATAGTATTGATATTTTTTAAATTTTGATGAAATAATTCAACAAAATTATGATCATCAGGTTTGCGGAGATTAAGCCAATTCATCGCAATATAACTCGCAAACCAACCCTTGGTCATTGATGTAATCAAAAGCTTACATGCTCTCTTATAAGCTACACTTCTGCTTGTCCTAAAATCCAAAGGAATTAAAAATCTCTCCAAGGCTGTAACGTAGATTTCTTCTCTACATAGTTTCAATTGGTCATCATAAGAAAGATCTAAAAACATGTTGTGATCAAGCATTGCAGAAGAACGATCTTTCTTTAACTTCTCAAACATAGGCTCATTATAATACGCAACCGCCCGATGGATGTCATCATGAACATATTTTCTATCAACTTTATCTTTAAAAAAATCATCATTTGTTTTCTTTAAGCAAGCACGTTTGCTTCCATGCAGCAAAGCCCAATCTTTATACAATTGTTTGAATAATTCGCAATCCAATGTGACATTGTTTTTTTGAAAAAACAAAATGTCAAACATTGTTTTTTCCCAATTAATATCCCAAAAACAATGCGACAATTTCAACGTATAAAGCTGTGATGGTGTTGCCACCTCTTCATTCTCATCAAATATACGACGTATGCCCACACCATTGTTGCAATTATGATATTCCACACCACTTTCATGATACGACAAATCATCAATCAAATAATCAACATCTTTCGATTCACGAAAATCTGGAAAATGTTGTTTGGCTGCCACCGAGCCAATCAAAACTAATTTCAAACCGTGTGAAGATTTCATTGCTTAATCACACTATTGACTTGATTGATAATATGTTTCTTACGAGGTGCGGCATCAGTGCCCATCAAAACAGACACAATATGCTCTGAATTACCAGGATCGTTAATCTGCAATTGAATTAAACGTCTAACATCCGGCTGCATTGTCGTTTCCGCCAATTGCTCTGCATCCATTTCACCCAAACCTTTAAATCGCACAACCTTGGACTTAGCATGTTTCTTTGTTTCAGCTTGCATTTCCTCGTTGGTCCAACAATACTTTTTAACCTTGCCAACCTCTACACAAAAAAGTGGCGGCTGAGCCAAATAAACATGACCACCCGCTACCAATGGCCGCATATACCGATAGAAAAAAGTCAACAATAAAGTGGCAATGTGACAACCATCCACGTCAGCATCCGCCATGATAATTACTTTATTATATCTCAATTTATCTAAATTGAAGTCATCTTTAATTCCAGTCCCAATGGCAATAATTAAAGATACAATTTCTTTGTTATTTAACAAATCAGAAACATCATTCTTTTCGGCATTAATCACCTTGCCACGAACCGGAAGAATGGCTTGTATTTCTGGGTCTCTGCCGTCTTTCGCACTACCTGCCGCCGAATCACCTTCAACTATAAAAAGCTCTGACAATTCTTTTTTCTCAGTGTTACAATCATACAACTTTCCAGGCATACGATTGTTTTTGCCAAGAATGCCTTTTCTTTTAATTAATTCAGATGTCTTTTTAGCTGCTGTTCTGGCCTCTTGTGCCAGCAATGCTCTTTCAACGATCTTCTTTAAAACGCCAGCATTCTTATCAAAATAGCTGGTCAATAGATTTATCGTTAAATTGCTAACTACGGTTTCAACTTCGACGCTTCCCAATTTAGATTTTGTTTGAGATACAAATTCTGGTCTAGGAAATCGAATGCTGATAATGGCAACCAATCCCTCTCTGACATCGTCGCCATTTAAATTTGTGCCATTATCTTTAATTAATTTGTGTTGACGAGCAAAATTGTTAATCACCCTTGTCAATGCAGTTTTGAATCCGCTGACATGGGTGCCACCGTCGCTGGTAATAATGTTATTGACAAATGACAAAATGGATTCATCATCTTCTTCAGAATAGACCAAGGCAATTTGCACACCACATTGCCCAGAACGAGAAGTTAAATCTACTTTGCCTTCTCCATAAATTACATCAGTGGGATATAAGCCAGCTTTGCCTTGACACAAAAATTTTGTGTAATCAGCAATGCCGCCAGTATAATAAAATGTTTCTTTAAAATTAGTGGCTTGATTAACGTAATTAAGTTTCAAACCACGATTCAAGAAAGCCATTTCTCTAATTCGACGCACAATCCAATTATCATCTATTTTTGGATTATTTTTAAATACAGATGGATCAGCATGCCATGTTATTTTGGTGCCCGTTTTACCTTTTTTGCATTCTGATATTTTAGAAACTTTACTGGTGGGCTTGCCTGCCGAATAAGTTTGACGCCACAAATAACCTTCTCGAAACACTTCTGCCGTCAAGCTATCTGAAAGGGCATTTACGCAACTAGCACCAACACCATGCAAACCGCCAGAAGCTTCATAGGTTCCGCCGCTTTCATTAAATTTACCACCGGCATGCAAGGTGGTCATAACTAATTCTAAAGCGGATTTCTTTTCTGTTGGATGTAGATCAACTGGAATTCCACGACCGTTATCTTCTACAGAAACAGTCTCTCCATCTTTATCGACATTAAGCCAAATTTCAGTACAATGGCCAGCCATCGCCTCATCGATAGAATTATCAATGATTTCCCAAACAAGATGGTGCAAGCCTTTGCGGTCTGTATCGCCAACATACATGCCGGGATTTTTACGTACAGCTTCCAAGCCCTTCAAAACAGAAATTTGAGATGCGTTATAGTTATCCATGTATTTCCCTAAAAATGAATTGGGTGAATGCACACCCTACCATATACATCGTAACTTGTAAAGCTATACTTTAGCGGCACTTACTTCAATCTGCCTAATGTCAGATGAAAATTAAACTTTTTATGAGGCAATCCTAAAGCATCTCTAAAAACATGAAGTTGCGGACACCAAACATCCAGCCAAGCATGACAATTGTTATCAGTTCGCACAATATTAGAATAATAAAATTTTATTCTGTCATGCTTAAATCCCCAAAGATTTTTGTTTTCAGGTTCTTCACCTTTAACCCAACTAATGTGCGGACCCCAAGCATTGCCCTTGTCTATTGGTTTTCCCCATTTGTGACAAAGCCATGAATAAAAATCAATAATCCCATGAGCCTCACAAATAACCAAGCTCCACCAAGGCTCATATAATTTGGGATCGTTTTTACGAGGATCATAAACGATCCTGCCATATGAATAATATGGAAAATATGTTTCGCTTCTCATTATCGGGAATCGGCTGATGCTTTCATGTTTATTCTAAAATTGATTTTCCGAAAAATTTTATAAGAGATGCTTCCAACTGCAATTTTGCAGATTTATAGACCTTCCAAGCAGCCTTCGTTTCAGCCTCTTTTGAAGCCCGATCAGAGACGCCATAAAACTCATGACACATTTTCAAATCCGCATATTTCATTTGCAAATTATAAATGAGATGCAAAGCCGATTCAACAGCTTTTATATTTTTTAAAATATCTACGGGATAATTTTCACCAAAGCTACCACCAAAACCACAATCTATCATAACATTCCTTTGTATTTGTTATTTTTAAACTTTTGCCGTCCATGTTACCTCGCTAAATTAGTGGCCCGTTTTTCATAATAGCTATGCGCCGAAGGCGTTGTTTTCCACTACCGCCCGACAAAATTTCAAAACTTCTTGCCCTGCCCATCCATTTTTTGCATATTGTGCAATTAAAGCGACAAATTGAATATTATCTTTAGTGTATCCTTTAGAACTATCTATTCTATCTAAACTTGCACGATCTGGTGTCGTTGACAAACATGTGCCATTCGTTGTTTTTTCTGAAATTTTCAATTGCCAACCTGTATAAGGACAAATCCCTTTCTGTTTTTCCCATTGTGACTTCAAATCTTCCAATGTGATTGAAACAATTCTGTCTTTCTTTTTTTTACTTTTATTTCTATGTTTGCAACTTCCTTTTGCCGATGAAAGAAATTTTCTGAACGGTGAAAACTCGTCACATGTTCGCCAAGGAGTCAAATGTTCATGAACTCGCTTTTCTCCTAGATTTGAAAGGTTAACTTTACCTTGACACTCTCTAGAGCAAAAAACTCTTCTTCCTATTTTTTTATTTCTATTTACTTCACTAGTTGAACGAAAAAATTCTTTTTCGCAAACCTCACATATTAATTTTATCATAACTACCTCCACGATATGTATGCATGGAGCCGATGATAAAAACAAAAAAACTCCGCTCAGATACATGTATCTGAGCGGAGTTTAGTGGAGCCGAGGGGAGTCGATATTCCCCACACCTATTACTAGGTGAATGGACTATATCATTGCCATAGCTTTTCAGCCTTAGGCATCGGGCGCTTATCTGGTTATTAAGAGGGCTAAACCTCTCCAGTAGTCTCTACACCTTCCTGCGATGTATCGCAAGCTTGGCTCGGTATTGCCCCAGAGGGGTTTCACCGAATTCACCCAATATTTTTTTCTAAACCTTTCGATTTAGATGGGCTCGACTTCCGAACCCCTTTCCAGAATAACTTGTAAAAAGACCTCTACATGCTTGTCTTATTGTTTTTGCTTTCGCATCTCGCCATTCGTGTCCACATAAAGCTAAGGACAATTCACAGCCAGCAGAATCTTTGTCTCGTTTAGGTATCTCTGCGTGAACCTAAACCAGCCGGATTTTTTTTCAGGTTTTCAAGACGCTACCAGCATCGCTTCTATCAACCTGTCGCCACCTTAAGCAGCGAGAGCTAGAGTGTTGCCTGTTAAGGCTTGAACGATTTTTAAAGCGGCCCTTCGTTCAACCGCTGCATGCCATCTATCTACTGCATTACCTGTCGATGCCTGACGGCCCCATAAAGGACGCCTCATGTTCCGCTAGCCAGTCGCCATCTGGTCAATCTAATCCCCTTATCTTGCGGTCGTCTTCACCGCCTTACGGTTAAGCCCAGGCAAACGGGCACTTTAGCGTCATGAACTAGGTGTCAACAGTCTTTTTTCAACCTCTACCCGTGTCCTTGTCACATAGTAATCAAAAATAGGTTTTCGTCAATAGCTCTTATTCGGAGGACGCAAAACACGGAAAACCTTAACCCTGTTTCGCCACTTCCTCTCCACTACTGACGGGTCTGCCGCTAGGAACTTTCGTTCTTCGGGCAGGTAGTTTCATTATACGCCAAAAATCTCATTTGTAAAGCAGCTTATCGAATTTTTTCTGCCAATTCGAAAAAGTTGCTTCCATCTCTATGTAGTAGCGGAGTTTTACTTTTGTCGAATTTCCATGCACTAGTTGGGATTAAAGCTCCTGTGTGGGCGATATGGGCACCTCGATCAATCAAATCCAACTTCTGCCAATCCGTCATTCTTCGCAATAGTTGTTTTCCCACAGAAGCCCAATAAGCATACTCTCCTTCAAAAACACCCCGTAGCCTAGCTGGAGCTACTGTTCTTTTCGCCAAATCCATCAACCAAGGCGTGCTTTTTGAATACAATAATTCTCCAATTGAGTCTTCATCAGGCTGGATGTCATGCAGTGCCGAACCTGGAATCTCAAATAAATAACCAACTTTATCCCAAGTTTCTGGAATATTATGTCCTGCCATGTCACCACCCAAACAATAAATAACAGCATATCTTAACTCGGGAGTTATATACACTTTGCCTGGAACTGGCGTTAAATGAGTTTTTGGTTTAAATGTTAAATCAGGCGGCTGAATACCAGATTTGAATATAGATTCTCCCTGAGCAGCTTTAGAAGTGCCATGATAATAAACGCCAGCTAGATGCTTTTCTAGCGGGGCAGCCATTTCTGTGTACCAAGTCTTGAAATTCATGATTTATTTAGGAGAATGCTGCTTAAATATATTAGTTGCCTATATCTATTAATAAACAATCTCAACGGAGACAATAATGTTCAAAAAGTTCACAAGTTATATTGAAGAGAGAAAAGAAGGCGTAGACGCCAAAGGTGGTTTGGTCGGATCGCCAAAAGTTAAATTGGTTGCCGATTACGACGGACCAGATCCCAAAAGCCCAACCAAAGGCCAAGGCCAGGGCGAACTATCTCCTTATAAGTCTGCCAATGGCAATGCGGCTGCCAAGGGTGCCGAAAAAGGTGGATTTGCTGATATGGGTGACGGCAAACTAAAATACGAACCAGATATGAAGGCTGGAGCTTCTAAATTGTCTGCTTTAGGTAAAGAACTTGGTGGAGATTGGCCAAAAAACAAAATGCCTAAAACAGAACATTTCTTGAACAAGACCAGCAAAATGTCTGCCAGCCAATTCGCCAAGTATATGATGAAAGAAAATACTTGTGATAATGATGCCATTAGATACATCGTCGCTCTAGCCGGTCAAAATCCTAGAGTTGTCGAACATTTGGTTCATGAAATGCGACGAGCCAATATTCTTGGCGAAATGTTGAAAGCTTCTTTAGAATTTCCAGAAGCTTATCAAGAATTGACAATTCTATTCGGTGATAATGAAGGCGAAAGACGTGCTAATCGTCTTGCCAGAGCAATGGCCGAAGCTGTTGGCCCTCCTATGGGCATCGGCAATAATGGCGATGCTAATTTTGATGGCGAACAAGATATGGATGATGAAAAAGTCGAACCATCGGAAGATGACGAGGAAGGTCATCCAGATGATGAAACCGATCCTGACGAAGAACATGACGACACCGATGAAGACGGCGACGATAGCGACGGCGATGAAAATGGAGATGAAGACGAATATTCAGATGATGAAGATGGATCTGATCCATTTGGCAAAGAAGATGAAGCTCCTGAACAAGATGGCAATCCAATGAAGAAGAAAATGCCTCATGAGCATTTAAAAGATGCTCTTCAAAGAGCCTTCATGAAAGCCTTCATGAATAAGTAAATTAAAGCCCCGAAAGGGGCTTTTTTATTACCTAAAACGGACATTCTTCCACTGTGCCTTTTTCTGTTTCTATATAAATAGGATCTGAAGTCCATTTATACCTCATGGTTTTACCACCACGAGCAGGACTTAAAAATCTAGAAAACAATAAATCATGTTTAATTGGATCTACATCATGAATTTTAAGGCAATAGGCCACTAAAGAACCACCAATACTGCCTCGCCCAGGACCAACAGCTTCTGAGCCGTCGCCCCAGCCCAAAAGGCGAGGACAAGCCCGTCTGGCTTCATCAGTCATTTTCTTTTGAATTAGAAAATAAGAAGAAAATCCTTTTTGGATAATAAGCGATAGCTCTTCCTGCAATCGCATTATATATTCTTTAGTTCTAGGAAGGGCTCTTTGATCAAAACCAGTGATTACAAAATCTGTTAATTTTGCATCAGCATCTGGAATAATGGGCAACTTATTAGATCTGTCTAATTGAACGCCTTTAGCTTTTTGACAAATGGCGACTGTATTGCGTTTGGCCTGTTTCAACAGTTCATAATCAATAACATCGCTATAATTCGATTTCCACTTGGCATCAATTTCTTCTTCGGATTTATACCATAGATTTTGATCCTGAAGCTCGAACATATCGGCTGTTTCGTCTTCATCAAGTGCTTTTTGAATATCTTGAATTGTCTTTCCTGTTTGAACCATAAGCATTAATCTCTGCATATGGCTATCTTCTTTCAAACAATAATGACAATCAGTTGTCACAACTAAAGGCAACTTATATTTTTCATGGGCTTTCAAAATGAAAACATTATATGGTTTTTGTTTTACAAAATCCAACAGCATAAATTCAAGATAGAAATTATCCCCAAACATCTCCATATATTTTTCAATCATAGGAAATGCCAATTCCTCTCCACCCCGATCAAATGCTTGACCGATTTCGCCATTATAGCAACAAGAAGTAAATGTAATTCCTTCCTTGTATTTCAATAATTGCTCATGATTAACTCTAGGCTTATAGTAAAACCCTTTGGTCCAACCCCAAGAAGATAGTTTAACTAAATTAGAATAACCAATTTCATTATGGGCGATGGCCAGCAAATGATTAGATTTTCTATATAGTTTCTTTTCTTCTGGCGAGAGGTGTTTGGCAAAATCGCCACCAGCTTCACCTTCTTTTAGTTCTGGTTGCATGGGGTTTACATATAATTCACATCCAAATATAGGATTGATTTTATTTTCTTCACAAGCTCTGATCTGGCGTGGGATTGCTCCCATCACGCCGTGATCAGTAACACAGAGAAATTGTTGATTTATTTGTTTAGCTCGTTTTGCATATTCCTCAATTTTAGCATACCCATCGAGAAGGCTGAAATCTGTATGTGTATGCAAATTTTCGTAACCTGTAATTTCCACCTTTAACCCCTAATCAACTTTCTTGTATTCTTCGGCATTTAACGTTTCTTGAATAGCCCAATTAATCATCCTATCCAATACTTCTACCGCAGCTTTTTTATGTTTTGCTGGAACAAAAGATAACAATAATTCACGATCAGCATCTTGAATCGGCTCCTCTTCGTCATCACCTAAATTTCTAAGCTTTTCAAAAAAAGCTTCATCATCATTTTCAGTTAATGAATCTGCGCTGCCATTATCAAGGAATTCTGCAATCTTTTCATTAAGAGCAGAGAATTCTGTCTCCATCATCCATTGATGTTGCTGTATCATATCGAATAGAGCTTGATCATTTCCATCTAGGATTTCTTTTTCCTCTTCGGCCATCATCAATTGGCGTCGTTGCACCATATCGAATAAAGCTTGATCATTTCCATCTAGGATTTCTTTTTCTAACCAATGATTAACCATTATTAGAGGCTCCGGTTTTAAAAGCTTCCCATTCTTCTTGTAATGTTTTTGCTTCGTCGTCAATAGCCTTCAATTCTGATTTGAGTTTGTCGTACAACAACTTCAATTCATCTTGTTTAGATTTTTTGCGATCAAAAACATCTTTAATTTTCTGCGAGAAGACCTGAAATTCTTCTGTTAGTAAAAATTCTACACTGTCTGACATACAAACCCTTTCTTATTGATTTTTTAATTTGTCTTCTAGTTTTTTAATTAAGTTTAATTCTGTAGTGGTAAATTTAGCAGACCACTCCTTAAGTGCATATGGCAAATACATGTTAAATTTAGCAGCTTCTCTGCCTGATTTTTTAAACCAAACTTGACCATTGTCATTGCTAAACACCATTTTGTTTCTATATTGCCAATCAGAAGATGTTGACCAAAGCTGAACTAATTCTGGTGTGAAAAAAGAAGGAGCCAAAGTTGGCTTGTCTGTCACGCATGTGTCCCATGCATCACAAAGAGCCATAAGCTCAGGTCGAATGATTTCACAAGGAACTCGATAGACTTCGTCAAATAGAACAACATAATACCAAACAGTCTTTTCATCACGAATGCCACGAAAGTCTCTACCATCTTTAGTTTTTTCGTGATTATGGCCATAAAAAGGTTGATATCTATTAATCGGAACATCTTTGTGTTTTGGCTTAGGACGCAGCTTAAATTGAATTGGCACTTCTGAATCGGAATCAGAAAATGTTACCCAGTAATCCACGCCATCGACATCTTCATCTTTGGTTGCTTTTCTTAGTGTTTTAAAATGACCATTCTTCTTGCAAATAGCAGCTATCAAATCTGTCTTTAGATTACTTTTTTCAATTCTTGATGTAAAGTGTTCTTTATTCAAATTAGCTAATGTCATATCTTACCTTTAAACTTTTCGTATATTTTTAATTCTTCAGTGGTTTCGCAGCCTACATCGCCCAAGATGTAATCGCAGAAACCATAATACAACGCTTCTTCAGCGCTTAAAAACCAATCGCCCTTATCTTTAATTTTCC